TTAATTTGTTGCCATTTTGTTGCCATTTTTTGACATGTATTTTTCAAAGGTTATAGCTGCGTTTATTTTTGATTTTTTTGTAATGTGAAGATAGATTTTTTGTGTTGTATTATTATCTTTATGCCCAAGTCTATTTTGTATTATTTCTAAAGAAATACCAGCTTCTGATAGAAGAGATACATGAGTATGTCTAAATATATGAGAATGTAATTTAGGTATATTAAATTTAATTCTCATTCTAGTAAAAGTAGATTTGATAGAAGTTGGTAAAATGGGAAGCTCTTTATTTTCTTTGGCGTAATATTTTGTAAAGACAAAATCGTCTTTAGGATAGTTATTCATTGTTTTATTTAATAGTCGATTTGACAATTGATAGACATGCCATTCTTTTAATACAGAAATTGTATCATCTCCGATAGAAATAGTTCTAATACTAGATAAAGTTTTTGGTGTATCTTGACGAAGCCATATATTTTTATTTTTTGAGTACATAGTAGAATTTATAATAATTGTTTTATTTTTGTAATCAATATCACTCCATCGCAGAGCAGATAATTCACCTAAACGCATACCTGTATATGACATTAAAAAACAAATATAATACATATATGGTGAGCTTTTATATGATTTTACAACTTTTAAAATATGAGATAGTTCTTCTTGATTAAAGTATAAATCTTCAGTAGAAACTATTTTTTTTATAGAAGATTTGGGCAAGGCAATATCTTTTGTAGGATTTGTGGAGATAAGTTTTAATTTATAAGCTGTTTTTAAAATATGTTTAGGATAGAAGCTATTATTTATAATGCTTTTTTGAGGTTGGGTTTGGGCCAAGAATAATAAAAATTTTTGCCAATAAAACGGTGTAATATCTTTTAATTTTATATTACCAAAGAATTTTTTAGCAAATCGTAATCTATTAGATATTGTTTCAATTGATGTTGGTTTTAGATGTGCAGTATGCGTAGAAAACCATTTATCAATATATTCGGAAAAAGTAATATTAGATTCGATAATATTTTGGCCAAGTAGAAGTTTATTCAGTATAGGTTGAGCAGCTTGACGAGCTTCTTTGGCGGTTTTAAATCCACTTTTAGATATTCTTTTTCTTTTTCCTGTTATAGGATCTAAGCCTGCTTCTATACTATAAGCATAAGTAGTACGTTTTTTTCCTTCTCGTTTAAAAATTCGTATTTTTCCTTGTGTTGCCATTGTATAATTCTCTCTTTCCAATGGCGGGAAAGTTTTTTGATAATCCATATCATGTGATATATAATTATCTAGTCCAGTTTATTGATTATCATAGAGTAGTACCAAGAAATATTATCAAATACATTTCTTGGTACTATTTTTATTATACATAAAAAGTAATTGAATAGTAGTATTTTATGAAAAAATGTCAAATTTAATGAAATAATATATAAATTTGTGAAAAAAAATCACTTATATGTTAAAATAAAAATATATAAGGGGAGATGGAAGATGAATAATAAACTGAAACAAAAAATCTTAGATTTAAAAAAAGAGTATCAACAAGATAAATATCATAATAGTGATAAAAATATTGATGATAATGATAAAAAATTAATAATTAAGCAAGCAAATAAAGTTTCTAATGAAGTGTTAAAAGCGTTCTTTAAAGATGAAGAACCACCTTTAAAAATAACTAGCTTGATGACTAATTTAGGTTTTGATTTATTAAAAAATAGCCAATTTCCTCAAAAAGAATTATCGGGATTGTTAGCTTTAAATTTAAAAGAAAAGTTAGCTGGAAAATATTCTGATAAAGTAATTATAGTAAATGGACAAGATAGTATAGGTCATCAAAGATTTACTATAGCACATGAATTAGCACATTATATTTTTGATGCTATTGAGGGTGAAGAATATTATGAAGCGTATTATAGAACAGATGAAGAAAATACAAAGAAAATAAAAGAATATAGAGCTAACAAATTTGCTGCTAATCTTTTAATGCCTGAAGATATATTTAAACGAAAATATTATGAGCTTTTAGACCGATTTAAAGATATAGATCTAGTAAAAAATGCTTTAACAGTAGTATTTAAAGTATCTTATACAGCTGTAAATAAAAGATTTGATGAATTAAAGTTGGGATATATAAATGATAGATAATATTCCTCAACCTAAATCATCAAGAGTAAATTATAATAATAAAGAAATTTTTTTATCTATGATGGGAGAAATATCTTCAACAAATAATAAGTTTGATGATGATGAATATATTACTAATGATAAACGTAGTATGAATGAACATAATGAATGTTATACAAGGATATTAGAAACATATAGTTATACATTAGAAGCTAATATATTAGAAAAAAATAAGCTAAAGAAAAGATTTTTCCATATATGTTCATATATTTTAATAGGTATAGCATTAGCATTTGTTGTTTGTTTAATAATTTGTTTATATAATATTTTTAAATATCCAGAAGAGTCATTTGATATTGCATCTATAGTATCTGTAATGGGAGCTATGGCAACAGCTTTTATATCTTCATTTATGATTTTGCCAAAAGTAATAACACGGTATCTATTTAATAAAAAAGAAGAAGAAAATATGATGAATGTTATTAATAAAATTCAAAAATATGATACAAGGATTAGACAGAATATAAAAGAACATGATGATAAAAAAGATAACGGAAAATAAATTTAAAGTGATATAAAAAATATCGTCAAATGATTTTAGGTTAGTATGCTATGCATATTTCTTTATTTTTATCAGCTAGAATTAAGAAAAATCTTCTTAAGCCTTGAAAATTAAGCATTTTTATTAAATCTTTACTTTTAATAGTATAATAAAAATCATAAAGATTGATTTTTCTAGGATTTAACTTTAACAAGAGTTGTATTTGAATACAGTGCTAGAACACAGTATTTAATCGAATAAACAATTTAACTTTAACAAACGTTGTATTTGAATTAATCTGTAATGCCACGAGCTATAGCGTCAGCGAACATTTAACTTTAACTGTGGTTAAATATAGTTAAAAATTAATTGTAGCACAATACGAAGAAGGTTTAACTTTAACAAGAGTTGTATTTGAATGTAATATTTAAGATTAAAAAAGCACTAGATGTATTTCTAGTGCTTTTTCTTATGATATGAGTATGCATTTTTCTTTAATAGTACAGTGATGTTTTAGTCAAGTAGTTGTTTATTCTGTATGATTTACAAGTTTTCTTTATGTATTGAATAAATACTCTGTTGTGTTTATGAACTGAATATGATAATATATTAGTATAAAAATCTGGTATTTCTTTTAGAAATGCAAATCACATAGGAGGTAACGATTATGTTAAAAGAAACGATAGTCGAAAAGCCAGGGAAATCAAAAGAGCAAAAAGCTGATTTGGTGATACAGATCATGGAAGAATACTCTCATTTGAGCGATGAAGAAAAGGCTGATTTTGATGTAAATGAAGTAGCAGGTTTGATTAATCTCTTACTTAAAGTAATGTAGCTTTTATTACTTATAAACTATAGGCAATAAATAATTGCCTATAGTTTATGATGTGATTGCTTTCTAAAGAATTTATTCTAATTTTTATAGTTAATAATAAAAATTTATGTAAAAAAGGAGGGTTGTATATGTTTGTATATGATATTTTAGAAAAGAAAAAATTAGATTTAAAAATTTTAATATTAAATTATAGAAAAGAGAAAAAGTAGCTTTAAAAACTTAATAATAAATTTTAATAGATATTAAAAATAATATATTAACTATATAAAATAAAAATGAATAAATAAAAAATACCAAAAAAATTAGGAAATATTGTATATGATAAAATGAAAAGGAGTGTAACTTAATAAAATGGGAAATCAGATGATTATTGATGATAATAAAAAGTTAAATATTTTCCGCTTGTTAAGAATTGCTAGAGACATAAAAGTAACTGATTTAGCAAAAATATTAAGAGTTACACCTGCTTATATTAATGCTATTGAAAGAGGCGAACGCATACCATCTGATCGTTTATTACGAGATTATGCTCAAACCTTAAAAGTTAGTGAAGAGTTAATATTAACTTTTAATAAAGAAGAAAGGACATCTTTTGAAAAAACATTGTTAAAAATATTATCAAAAATATGTGATGACGATAAATGATAATATTAATTTTGTAAAAAATTTTTCCATTTTATTTATAATGTATGAAGATTCTATTATATTTAATTTGGGAGTAGAAAAGGACTCTACTAAAAGTAGAGTCCTTTTTTATGATATAAGTATTTATATGACTATATTTATTTTATAATTCTATATGGTGTTGTAGACGGATAAATTTCTATATTATTATCTTTTAAAAGATATTGAAAGGCTTCAATCATTGTAGAAATATATTCTGGATATTGTGTTGGTCCTATTATAATGCTATCTAAAATATCCAGATTATTAAAATTCATATAATGAACTTTTTGAGGAAGTCCGTAAAAAGTTTTTATTTCTGTATCGATAGATTGAGTGTTTAGTGAATTATCTACATAATCTTTTTTTAATGGAGAATAAAAAAGTCTCCATTCTTTTTCCTCTTTAAAATCTTTATTCTTTAAACAGATAATACGATGATATAATTGTCGAATTATTAATTCAAAGAATAAATCCATGTGTTCTTTAAAAATATTTTTCATTAGATTAATATTATCAGATATTTTTTGAAATATATTGTTTAATATACTGATAAAATATTGTTCATCATAAATAACAGGAGAAATAGAAAATGATATATTATAAATTATTTCTGGTGAATCTAATATACTAGGTTTAAATTTAAACATTACACCGTTAGTGTTGGCGTAACCTCGCCACATAGATAAATCACCATTATAGGAATGATTTTTTTCATTTTTTATTTCTGAAAAACAGCATATATATGTACGGTTTTCCATGTCTGATATATAATTTGTAAAAATTTCTTTCAAGCTATCTATATTATATTTATTGTTTATAGATTGAATTATAGAATTTATTTCATCTTTATTATCATTAAATAAATATTTTGTTGTAAGATTTTTGCCATAAATAATCTCTTGATAATCGTTCATACAAGTTACTTTACGAAGCAAAAGACGTTTATCTGTTAAAATAGTTTGTGCTGTTTCTGCACTAGTATAATGAGATAATGAATATTCTCCATTTTTTACATGTTTATATTTTGATGCAATATCTTCTAAGAATATTTCGGCAATTATTTTTTGAGATTTTATATTTAGAGACTTTATAAAATCTATAAAATTTGTATCTGGATAGTTCATAATAATAAACCTCTTCAATTTTTAAATAATATTTTTTATAAAACATAAGTAATTAATGTAATTAAGACACTAGATATTTGATATCTAGTGTCTTTTTAGGTTCATGGACGGCATACTTTGCAAGGGATATAGCCACTATTAAGGGCTTCATCTCGGCTATAGAAGTAAATTTTGTTTTCATCATAAATTCTTTTTGCGTATCGGCAATAAGTGTAATGAAACTTGTCTGAGTTTACAGAACCAACATAAGTAGTAGCTAGTGCCGTACTCATTGTCATAAGTAATGTGATTAATACTAATAAGATAAATGCTGTTTGTTTTTTTATCAATAACGAAGTGGAATATTTGATACTGTTATCATATTCTTAATCTGTTCGTCATCAAAACCCTTATTTCTTAGTATTTCACTAAAGCTTTCTATTAATATCTCTGAATTGGCAGTTGGGCCTATAATAATCTTTTCTAAAAGAGATTCACCACTAGGATTTATAAAAGAAAATTCTTTTAGATTTATTTTATATATAACTTCAGGGTTTTCTTTTATATTTTCTATAGTACGTTTCAATGTTTTTGACGGAATATATGAAATGTTTTTGTTAAATAAATGAGATAAAATAATACGCCATTCTCGTTCTTCCCAAAAGCCTTTATGTTTTAATGATATAACATATATATACATGATTAAGGCAATATTATTATATATTTGTCCAGTATCTATATTAAGTTCTTTGATACGGTCAATATATTTTTCAATATTTTCTAAGATTTTTATAAAGATTTTTTTAAAATTTTCTTCAGAATAAATCACAGGAATAGTAATAAATAAATTTCCTAGTATGATGGCTTCTTTTTCTAAAAACTTAGGATTTATAACTAAGGCTATTCCAGATGAATTACCATAAGCTCTCCACATAGATAGTCTACCTATATTATCCTCATCAAGTAAATGTTCTGATAAACAAGAAATATAAGTTCTTTTTTCGACATCATTGACAAAATCATAGTAAACTTTTTTTAAAATATCTAAATTATTGCCATTTATTTGAATGGGGAAGTTTTTTAATAGGTTATTTAATTTATCTATAATTTCGGGTTCATTTAGTAAATTTTCTAAGCATTGCTTGCCATATGTTATTTCACTATAATCATTCATGAAAATAGTTTTTCTTAACCAGAGTTCTTCTTTTTCAATAATTTCACGAGCTACAATAGCAGATGTATAGTGAACTAACTTCTTATTACTATTAAGTAATTCACTTATTTTGTCATTTATATCAGAAAAGGTAGTGCGTTCTATTAATTTATTAATTTGCTCGTTTATTAGTAAACCGTCTAAAATTCCCATAAAATATATCTCCCTTATAATACTTTATTGTTATCAGCCATTTGAGGCAACATCTTGCTTAGTTATATATAAATTATATTAAATTGTTTACAAACCTAATTTTTATTAGTTTTTTTTAGTAAGCTATTAATTCCCATTCCTGTAAATGCAGTTGCTCCAAATACAAGATTTATAATTATATCTGTTATACCTAAAAAAATTCTTAACATTAAATATTGTAAACTAGGTACATACCAAGTATTAGCCATGATAAATCCATAAACTAAAGTAATAAGAATACTTAAAAGAAATGGTAATCTAAAGACATAACTTATAACAAAGATTATCATAGCAAATGTACTATTGATAAATAGAAATTTTAATGATGGAAAATTAGATATAAAAAAATCTGATACAAAAGAAAAACCTAATAATAATAAAGCTATATAAGCTATAAATAGAATAAAAATCATAATAACACCTCTCTAAATTATTAATAAAAATTTTAATCTAACTTCTTAATAAATCACTTCTTTACAAATTTATTTTCAAGACATAATTGCTATTATGTCTTTTTTTTTAGTATTTTAAAATTTCTTTCAAGTTGTTCTTTTAAGCGTTTCTAAGTTTTTCATCTTCACTTTGAATGACTGCATTTACTTGATTATCCAAAATTAACTTAACAGTCTCTTTTCTATCAGGTGGAAGTTTTCGATATTTTTCAATTAAACATCGTTCATCTTCTGATAAAATAATATCCTTATATTTATTTAAAGTATTATTTTCTGGTAATCCTAATAAATAATAGATAGTTACACCAAAAAATTCAGATAATTTTAATATTGTTGGAACATCTGGTATTATATGACCTCTTTCATATTTAGAAATTGTTGCTTTTTGCACATTTAATATTTTACCTAATTCTTCTTGTGTAATACCTTTTTTTTGTCTTAATTCTTTTATTATATTCATAAAATATACCCCTTATCTAGTATATTGGTTCTTATTAAGAAACACAATATAAGTAAATTTAAAAGATATTTTTTAAAAAAATTTCTTGACAGGATACTTATAAAGTTATATTATTAAAGTATCGTAAAAAGAAACATGGAAGTTGGTGAATATATATGTATTCAAATTTAAGAAGAATACGTAAAGCACAACGTTTAACATGTGATTACATGGCTAAACATTTAGGTTATGCTAATCGTTCTGTATATAATAAAAAAGAACGTGGATTAATTCCCATACGAATTGATGAAGCTATAAAGATATCAAAATTATTAAAAGTAAAAATAGAAGATATTTTTTTATGAATTTAGTATCGTAATAAGAAACAAAAATATTACTTATTAAAAAATATATTTTTAGTTTTAAATGAAGTGTAATCAATAAAATTGATGTATAGTGTGTGATAAATAATTAATGAAGGAGTTGTTGTAATGAATAATATTACAGATAAACAAAGGATAGAAAGATTAGAAATCTTAGTAATGAATTTGTCTAATATTGTAAATAAAATGCAAACAGGAAAAAATTTTGAAAAGAATTTTGATGTTGGAACAAAATTTTTATTAAAATCAACAATTATAAAAGATGTTAATATATATCCCTTGCTAATAGGATTTAACATACGAGAAAAAGATTTTTATTGTTACGAAATAAGTATAAATTCTATAAATGATTTAATTAATTTAGTAAAAATTTTGCCAGAATTTAAAGTGATTATAGAAGAGAAAGATTCTAAACTTTATATTCTAATTGAACCTAGATAAGTTTTGATAACCAATAAAACTAATGTATAGCAAGAGCCACGACAGATATGCACTCTAAAAGTAAAAAATAAATGCAAATTCTTTATAATCGTTAAATCATCTTAATAATTTTCCATTGGTATATATATGTATTTGTCGTGGTTCTTGGTGTGCATTAAGTAATAGGAAGTGAGGATTTGTGTTTAATAAAGCATGGTTTTTAAATCTAATAGTATCAAAGTTAAAAACTAAAGAAAAAAAGCCAGTAATTTATAACAGTAATGAACTTATTAGTAAAGAAATTAGTGAATATTATGCGAAGAAAAAGAAAGATCCTAATATAACGCTTGAAGAACTTTTAATGATAGGTGTTATGGAATCATGGGATAGAGCTTATAAAAAAACAAAACGACAAGTAGAAGAAACAAAACGAGTAAATGAGATTTTAGATTGTATAGTATTTGTAGGATTTGTCGTTTTAATAATGGGATTGATTATTCTTTTATTAGATTGAATAGAATAATTAATTTAGTAATAAAAAATAGTATGTAGCATAAGTCCAGCAACAAAAAAGACAATTGAATATAGTGATGATGTTATTAATGACTGTGAAAAGACCTGAATATTTTAGTTTTGATAAACCTATCGTTGCTGGACGTATGGTGCATATTATAAAGCACCATATCTAATTAAATAGATAATCCATATTAAATTATCGTAAATTCCAGTTTATTGATGAAAAATTTAAATAAATGGCGGTATGTATTTAATTAGATAAAAGTTAATGAAGTAATAATCGATCGAAAGAAGGTGAATTTATGTTAAGTGCAAATGCAGTTATTTATGAATTGCAAAATGCTTTAAACATGGCTACAGAGTATATCAAGAAACAAGATGCAGAAATAAAAGCATTGAAGGAAGTCGGCAGTATACGAGATATGGCTAAGAGTAAGAATGTGAAAATATCTGAAGCTGGTTTAGTCAGTGTAAATGGGACAGCTTCATTATTAGGAATATCTCCTAGTACAGTAAGAGCTATGTTAGAAGCACACGAATTGCCAGATGTGAAAACAAGAGGTAGAAGACAGGTGCATATTGATGATATTGAGCAATATATCAATAATCAAAGACGTAAGGCAATTTAATTATAAGTGAATATGAGGTGGTATATGTGAGTGATGATAAATTATATCAAGATACTGTAAAAACTATCATTATAACACCATACCAAAAATTGAGAGAACGAAAAGGTTGGACACTTCAGGTAGCAGCAGATTTTTTACAAATTGGTGCTACAACACTAAATCGCTATGAAACAAAAAAAGCCCCTATACCAAAGAAAATCATCAAACAAATGGACGATTTGTATGGTTGTAAGGGCAAGTTAATAGAATATTGGTGGAAAAGTGAATTGTCTAGTTCTAAGAAGTTTAAGTTAAAATTAAAAACCATAATAAGAAAGATGGTGAGTATATAAATGTTGAAAAGATGGTATAGATATCGTAGGATTTTAGGAATTTTGGCGGTAGGAAGTATTGGTCTTATTGGCTTAGGAGTTGTAGATGAAAATAAGCCTGTAGAAGAAATTTATATAGTTCAACCAGGAGATACTCTATGGTCGGTAGCTAGTAAGAATATTACTGATGAAGAAAATATTTTGGCTTATATAAATGAAATGAAAAAAGCCAATCCACATATCAAAACAGATTTGCAGATTGGCGAAAAATTAATCATCAAGAAATATGAATAAATAATTAACCGTATAAATAATATAACATAAATATAAAAATAATCAACCGAGAAAATCCGAGTAAATCCGAATAAATACGGGTTAGTCCGAGAAATTCCGAATAAATCCGAGTATTTCCGAGCTAATCCGTATATTTCCGAATAAATCCGAGAAAATCCGAGGAAAAAATGAGTAGATTACAAGTATTTATTTTGGCTGAATTGAATGTAGCACAAGCATTTAAGAAAGTACGTGGAATAACAGTCAAAGAACTTGCTGATAGAATACCGATAAAAAGCCCTGTAGATACTGTGTATAGAAATATAAAGATTTTGATTGATGAAGGTTTTGTAGAGAAAGGTATTAAAGTTGGAAAATCTGACAGTTATTACATTACTGAAGCTGGTATAGTTGCATTAAAAAAAGAAAAAAATTAGGGCTGGTTAGATATATAACCAGCCTTTTTACAAACAAAGGAGAATTTTTATGAGTATAAAAGATAAGGTTTTTTATATTGGCATAGGTCAAGGTGGTGGCAATTTAGCTCAAGGATTGGAAAATAAGGGATATCCTACACTAGCTATTAATACAAGTAAAGAAGATTTGAATACACTGACTATCAAGCATAAATATCATATTGTTGGTGGTGAAGGCTGTAGCAAAGATAGAAGCATTGGTCGTGATTTGATAAGAAAAGACTTTCCTAATATAAGTACACAGATAAAAAATCATGCAGGTGATGCAGAAATAATATTTGTAGGATATACAAGTGGTGGTGGTACTGGTAGCAGTCAAGGCCCAGTATTGGTGGATATACTTACTATGCACCCAGATTATAAAGACAAAATCATTTGTAGTGTGGTTATTTTGCCATCAAATAAAGAAAGTATACAAGCAAATTCTAATGCTTATTGTTGTTTTAAAGAAATTAGCAATATTCAAAGAGGCGGAGCTTGTTTCGTACTAGATAATAAGGAGTTTAGAGATAAATATATGATAAATAAAGAATTTGTCGCTTATTTAGATGAATTTTTGCATATACCAGCTACAGATAAATCTATAAAAGGGAATATTGATTTTTCAGAAATAAAGAAAGTATTATCTGCACATAATATGGCGGTGATGATAGCTGTTCCTGAAGGTGAAAATACAGTGGCTAGATTATTAGATAGTCTACAGAATAATAGTATCTTTGCTAAAAGGGAACAAGATAATATTTTACAATATACAGCTCTTTCACTTGCTGATGAACGACTAAATCCTGAAGAAGTAAATCAAGATTTGCAAAAAGCCATTGGCACTCCTATAGATAATTTCACTACATTTAATAAACGCAGTCGTAATTTCATATGTATTAGTGGTCTTACTTATCCAAAGACAAGATTAAAAGATATTGAAGAATTGATTTCTAACAGTAAAGACACTGTGATGAAAAGCAAGGAAACATCTCTTGAATTAAATGCAGATATGAGTTTTTTACAAACTTCATCAAAAAAAGAAGAAAAAGAATATAAAGAAGAAAGTCTAGAATCTATTTGGGATAAATATATGCTCTGACAATCCGAGTAAATCCGAACAAGTCCGAGCATTTCCGAATATTTCCGAGTAAATCCGAACAAATCCGAATTACTCCGAGAAAATCCGAGTATTTCCGAATAAATCCGAGCAAGACTTCATAAGGTGAAAAGTACTCTTAGTGGGTACTTTTTGCCTTATCTAAATAAAAAAAACAGCCTGCTAAAAGAGCAGACTGCATCTACATAAAAATGCCACTATTAAGCTAAGAAAAGTATATCTTCTATGTGGCATAAAGTCAATTTATGAAAATTTTAAAAGGTTCGTTTGAGCCTTTTACTAGCTCGTTAAAGGTATTATTTAGATGAACAAAATAAAAATGTAATGGTGATTTTATGTCTTATGTGCAGATGAAAGTATATATGAAAAATAACATAGAGGTATACAAATATTATTCGGGTAAGTTGGGCAAGAAAATATATAATGCTCCAGCTCAAAGAAAGACTCCGATAAATCAATTAAAATATCAAGACCAAAAGGCAAGCCGTATTTGTGGTTGGAAAATAGCAGAGAATTTCACTAAAGATGATTTGTGGCTTACTTTGACTTATCCAGCAAGACAACCTATTGAACCAGAAAAAGCAAGAAAGGATATCAGTCTTTTTTTAGCATATCTAAGGCGAGCATACAAAAAAGAAAATATTGAGCTGAAATATATTTATACAGCAGGAAGAACAAAAAGAGGTATGGTTCACTTTCATATGTTAGTAAATAAATTTGATACATCTATCATTGCTAATCTTTGGCGGAAAATATCAGGTGGTGGTATGAGCTTTAAACATTTATTTCTTAATGAATATGGTTATGTGAATTATAAAAAAATAGCAGATTATCTCATTAAAAATAGTCAGGAGACTTTTTATCGTAAAGATAGAATTCATAAAAAGCGTTTTTGTGCATCATTAAATCTTGTTATGCCAGAGATAAGAAAACAATTGATTAAAGCAAAAGAATGGAAATTAAATCCAAGCTCAATAAAGGGATATTTGGTGGATAAAAATAGTATCTACAATGGTTATGGCTGGTTAGACAATGGTGAGCATTGGGATTGCTGTCGAGTCCAACGATATACATTAATTCATATTGGGGTAATTTGTAATAGGCGAAGGACGAAAAAACATTCATTGCCTAGTATGCCTGAAATATTTAGTAAAGATAATTGGTGGGAAGAAAGAGGAGATGATATTAGATATGTTAGATAAATCTTATCGTGGATTGATGAATAATAAGCAAGGTAGTTTTTTTGAAAATAGAATTATTGGCGGTTGTATTGGCTATGATTTATTCAATAGGGCTTTCATCGAAAAGACACCTGAACCATTTAAAATATCTAAGCCAATTGGTCAAGGTAAATTTCAAGGAAGTTTCACAAAGAAAGCTCAACCAGATTTTAAAGGTACATTAAAATTTGGTAAGGCAATAGTCTTTGAAGCAAAATACACTTCACAAGACAAAATGAATGCAAGTGTATTAAGCGATGAACAAATAAAATGTTTGAAAAAGCATTATGATTTGGGTGCTATAACAGGTGTTGTTATAGGCATTAAAGAGAGAGCATTCTTTGTGCCATGGCGATTATGGTCAGTAATGAAAGAAGAATATAATCGAGCTTATTTAAAAATAGAAGATATAAAAGCCTATGAAGTAAAGCAAGATTTAAATTGCATAAAATTTTTAGATTTAAAAAGTGGCCAAAAAATAGAAAATATGGAGTTTTATTCTAGGCCCATATCTTGTATTGAGGAGTGATGGCATTGTCAATGATTTTGATAAAGAAGATAACATATGATGGCTTAAAAGGAAAAATAAGCATTAGTTATACAAATGGCTATAAAAAAGTGGATATAAGTGATTGTGAACCACCTCGACCAGAATTTATAAAAGCACTAAAAAAATTATCTGAAATAGGTGTAAGTATATTATCATATCCTTTTTCAATCAAGGATAGATTGATGATAACAGGGGCAAAATTCACTTATGAAAATGATATTGTTGATTCTGTAGTATTTTTAGGTCAATATGTATTGCCTACAAGAGAGGTATTAAAACAAAATTTTCCTAAAAGATATTGTAGACCAGCTAAAAAGAAGATTAATTTATCTGAAGCTGAACAGCAAGATATAGATAAATTTGTTGAAGAATGTAAATTATATGTATTAGGTGAAAGAGCACAAACAAAATTACAAGCAAATGAAAATAAGTGATGATGTGCTCCATCAGTATCAGCATCTAGGAAATGAACATGAATAATGAAGAACATGCTAAAAAAGTAAGAACGATAATTATAAAACGTATGCATAGTAAAGATATATCTATAGCAAAGTTGGCTCAATTATCGCATATGAGTTATAAATCTTTGTATCATTACATCAAAGGCGATAAAGATATACGTTCAGGAGATTTACTGGCGGTACTTTGGGCATTGAAAGCAAAGATATTGATAAAATCGAATGGCGGTGAATAGATGTTTTTTGAATTTAATAATGACATTGATTTATCTATCAAGGTAAATGCAACAAATAATAGATTACCTAGAAGAAAAATACATTATATAAATCTTCAGAGGGCTTATAAATTAAAAAAGAATGTATCAGATATAGTGAGATGTAGAAAATTTATCATGGCAAGTAGAAAGATTGAGTTAAAGATATGGAGAAATAAGGGAAGAATTTTTTATTAAGGTGTGATGAAGATGATAAGAAATTGTATGAAAGAAGTAGCAAATATGTTTGGTCTTGAATTAGGAGATAAATTTAATTTAAGAATAGTTGCTTATGATAAAGACTATGAGCATAATCCTTGTTATTTCAGTGAAGAAGGTTTGATGTCTTGTGAAGATAAAAATGTGCATCTTATTTTATTGCATTGTATTTTAACTGGTGAAGTAGAAGTAAATAAACTTAAGTAACAAAAAAACTCAATAAACTGGAATATTTATTGAGGTGATAAAAATGAGTGAACTTGTTTGCTATGAAGCTTTGAAACTAATTGAAAAAAGATTAAGCCAATATGAACTTATAAAAAAAGCTGTGGCGGATTGTAGAGCAGACCATAATTATAATGGTAAATCTGGTGGTAAAGGTAAAGCCTTTATTTCTGATCCAACAGCGAATGAAGCTGTAAGTAATACTACACCATTAAATTCAGTAGTAATTGAAATTGATAATAAGATAATTAAAATTAAAAAGCCTGAAAAATGGCTAGAATTGGCAAGAGCTGTATTTGAACATTTTGCAAAAAACTGCTCCTATTCCAGTAAAAGTATCAAGATGATATTATATTATAAATTTATAAGACATAAGAATTATAATTTTATATGTACCAAACTAGAGATAAGTAAAAATAAGTATTATAAAGAATTAGATAAAATACTGTGGTTTTCCTTGTCTTATGCTTGTCAAATAGGACTTATAAAAGTACGTTGAAAATTTATTATGCAAATGAGAAATATTGATATATAATATTAATAAGAGGGGGCGTCTATTATGTGGCACAAAATGAGAAAAATCGTTATTATGGTTAATAAAGGTTTAATTAGTATACAATTAGATAATAAACAAGATTATAAAAAATTTGTCCCTAAAAATGCAAATGAATTATCTCGAAAAAACTGGACTAATTTAGGCTTTAGATTGCGAAAAGCAATGGGAGAAGTAACTAAATAGATGGCAAATAAAAGTAATCAAAGAAATAAACTTGTAACAAGAGAACATAAGGTAGGTGTAAATTGTAATTCTGAAAATGAATTACATGTATTGCAAGCTAAACAGTATGAAGGCCCTATACCTGCAGCTGAAGAACTTCAAAGATATAAAGAAATAAGTCCTGATTTACCTAATAGAATTTTAACTGTATTTGAAGAAGATTCTAAACATACACGAGATATGGGAAAAAGAGCATTAGAGGGAAGTATTAATTTTGATAAAAGAAGTCAACTTATGGCTTTTACTATTATTATTGTAGGTTTATTAGGTACATTCTTTTTAGCTTATTTAGATAAAGATATTGCATCTATTATAACTGGTCTTGGTACAATAGCTTTAATTTTTAAAGGTGTTTTTTCAAAAAACAATAATGGTAAATAATTTTTTTATTTGAAAATTATTAAGGCATATGACGAATTAGAGGTCATATGCCTTTTTTATGCTTATTTAATGTAATGAAGTCATATTTGAGTATTTTGCACTGTTCTAATAAATAGATCTAGAATAAATATCATAAAAAATTAGATAAAGTATTGTAAATTATCTGTATTTTATATCTGTCAGATAAGATTTATAAAGATGAAATAAATGTACGCATTGCAACAAATATTCTTGACAGGAATAAAAATAAAATATATGCTAAGAATGTGTTAATAAATAACACAAAGTTAATAAAAAAGCAAGAGACTGCCAATCTCTTGCTTTATAAAGTAGATAATAAGATTAAATACCTTTGCTACGTTAATTATTTTTATTTAGAGTTCTTTATAAATTAGAATAATATCTTTTAGTATTTTTAACACTAGATGTATATATTTTAATATTCTCAAATAAATCACCTCACTTTCAAGAAGGTGATGGTATAATCTTATTATCTAAGATATAGTTTAATACTGCCAATATTAAACTTATCAAAGGAGCCAAAGTTGCCATGTTGGCTCCTTTTTTATTATATATAATTAAGTATTTTAACGCAACTAACACACACTTTTAATAAGACCTAATAAAGTCTAATGAAACTTAATAAAACCTAATAAAGTCTAATAAAGTCTATAAAATAAAAAAATATTTTTAATAGATGAATTTAGACATAATGAAAATAATTGTAAAAAAATAAAAAATTTTTATTTTTTCTAGGAAAAATTTATCGATTTTTATGTTATAATGATATCAAGGTTTTTTATATCCATTTGAAAGTTATTAAGGCATATGACTAAGATAGAGGTCATGTGCCTTTTTTAATGCTCATTTTTAATCAAGGAAGGTGGTGAAATGCCAAATGAAGTAAAAAAATATGAGTTGGCGGAAAAAGATTATAAGAAAGGCATGAAATATGCAGAAATAGCCACTAAATACGAGGTTAGTTTATCTACTGTAAAGTCATGGAAAAAACGATACTGGTCTGATAATGCAACCATGGTAAAAGCAACTACAAAAAAGTTGCAAAAAAATAAAAAGGTTGCAACTTCTAAAACAATAGATATTTCTCCTAATTTAACAGAAGCTGAACAAGTGTTTTGTGCTTATTATGTGGAAAAGTGGAATGGCACTCAAGCTATATTAAAATCAGGCTTAGCCACTAATAAAAAGAGTGCAGCTAAGAAAGCAAATATACTGCTAAAACGTGATGATATTCGTGCTGAAATAAAACATCTTAAAAATGTAATTTGCGAGGGAATAAAAGTAGACATAAATGATTTGCTAAAATATTGTCTGAAAATTATCGGTGCAGATATCGGCGATTATGTAAAATGGGGACAGCGTGAAGAACAAGTAATAGGACAATTTGGGCCTGTGAAAGTAGATGGAAAACCATTAAAGAAGTTGATAAATTATGTTGATTTGATTGATAGTGATTTAGTAGATACATCAGTAATAAATGAAGTGAAAATGGGTAAAGATGGGCCTTCAATAAAAATGATGGATAAAAAATGGGCATGGGAAATCGTGATGAGGTATTTTGATTTGGTACCTAATTTATATCAGCGTGAAATGGATAAACAACGTCTGGTAATTGAACAAGAAAAATTAAATATAACTAAGATAAAATCTACTCCACCGCAACCGCCAGCAGAACCGCTGATTTTACAACCATTTTATGGCAAACCACCTGATGAAGAAGGTAGTGAGGTGCAAGAAGATGGCGGAAACTAGAGTTTATTTCAATCCAATATTTAAACAAGCAAATGAAACAAGATGTCGATATCGTTGTATGAGAGGTAGTGCTGGTAGTGGTAAAAGTGTAAATATAGCACAAGACTATATCTTAAAATTAATGAACCCTAAATATAAAGGTGCTAACTTATTAGTTATTCGTAAAATAGGGGATTGGAACCGTCAAAGTACATATAGCGAATTAGTATCTGCGATTAATCGTATATGTGGTAGTATGGCGGATTTTTATTGGGATATAGGTAAATCACCATTAGCACTGCGATGTAAAACAACAGGAAATGAAGTATTATTCCGTGGTATGAAAGATGATAAACAACGTGAAGGTGTTAAGTCTGTTACTTTTACACGTGGTAAATTAACTTGGATTTGGGCTGAAGAAGCAACAGAATTAGAAGAAAATGATATAGATATACTAGATGACCGCTTGCGTGGAAAACTGATTAATGAAAATCTATATTATCAAATAACATTATCTTTTAATCCTGTATCTGCAACTCATTGGATAAAAGCAAAATATTTTGATACACCACGAGCATCGATATTTACACATAAATCTACTTATCAAGATAACTTATTTATTGATCCAGCGTATAGCGAACGTATGATGATGAGAAAAGAGCAAGATCCTGAAGGGTATCGTGTATATGGTCTTGGCGAATGGGGCTTACTTGGCGGACAGTTTTTTTCTAATTTCTCGGAAAAACGACATATCGTAAAACCTTTTAAAATACCAGATAATTGGGTGAGATTTAGAAGTATGGACTGGGGAAGTGCAAAGCCTTATGCTGTAGGTTGGTATGCAGTAGATTATGATGGTAATCTTTGGAAATATCGTGAATTATATGGCTATGGTGGTAAAGCAAATGTAGGGACAAAAGAAACAGCTGCACAAGTGGCTCAAAAAATAGTCGATAGAGAATGTGATGAAAAAATAGCTTATGGAGTATTAGATAGTGCATGTTGGGCCAATATAAATACAGGTGTTCCTACTGTAGCTGAAGAAATAAATAAAGTATTAATAAAAAATGGTCATACTACATTTAGAGAATGTGGTAAAGGAAGAATGGCTATGGCGGAAGAAATAAAACTAAGATTAGAAGGATATAAGCGTAAAGACGGGGTACAAATACCAGCTTTACGCTTTTTTAGTACATGTTTTCATAATTTGAGAACATTCCCTTTAGTTACTCATGATAAACGTCAGCCTGAAAAAATCGATACGAATGGTGAAGAACATTGTGTTGATGAAACAGGATATGCCTGTTTATCTAGACCATATAAGCCAACAAGACCTGAAAAAGATGGTTGGAAGTTTAAGAAAAATGATTATGAAAATATAAGCCATGAACCTAGTGCATGGGCTTATTAAAAGGAGAATGTATGGTTTATTTTACAAAAATAAGTTCACCTGCAAATGAAAATATCATTGGTCTTTTAGTTCGTGGACATGCAAATTATGCCAAAAAAGACAAAGAGGATATTGTTTGCAGTGCTGTTTCTGCTATCGCACAAACAGCATTATATGGTTGCAATGAATATAGTAAATGTAATGTAAATAAAATACAAAAAGGATATGTATCTTTTACTTGTGATAAAACAATACAGACAGAAGCAATAATAAAATCTGCTATATTGGGCTTAAAAGCAATAAAAGAAACATATCCAAAATGTTTTAAAGAGGAATAATAAATGTTTGATGAAGTAAATAATGATGTAAGAGCTGCACCAGAAGAAAATAAAATTGGGCTAGGAAAGATAAGAGAATGGTTTCAAGATGCTGTAGATAAATCAAGAGATTGGCGGAAAGAAGCTAAAGAAGATTATAGATTTGTATCTGGTAAGCAATGGAAAAATGCAGATAAAGAACAGCTTGAAAAATTTGGTAGACCTGCAATTACTATTAATAAAATAAAACCACTTATGAATGTATTATCAGGATATCAAAGGCTTAATCGTTATGATATTTCCTTTTTGCCTAGGACAAATGATGATATGGAGCTTTGTAAAGTCCGGGAAGGTGTTACAAAGTATATCTTTGATGATTGTGATTATGAATATCAAGAGTCTCAAGTTTTTATGGATGGTGCTATTGGCGGTATTGGTTGGTTTTGGGTTTATTACAAATTTGATGAAGAAATGGGCGATGGAGAAATAAAAATTGCTCGTGAAAGCCCTTTTAATATGTATATAGATCCAGAAGCAAAAGAAATAGATTATTCTGATGCCAATTATATTATTCGTGCTAAATGGGTTAATAAAGCTGACTTAATAAATGTATATCCAGAAAAAGCAGAAGAAATAAAAAATCAACAGCAAGAATATGACTCTATGGAACCAGTAGATGAACAATATGACCATCTATATTACAAAAGAGATTTACAAAAATTACGTTTAGTTGAATGCTGGTATAAGGTAAAAGTTAAAGAAAAAATTTATATAATGCCTGGTGGACAAATAATTAATGAACAAGATATGCAAAATATATCTGAAGAACAATTAATGCAAATGTATTTGTCAGGGCAAATACCGATAGAACAAACAATTACTGTAGACAAGGTAAGGGTTTGTTCTTTTTTTGGCGGTGTTTTGCTAGAAGATATCGAAAGTCCTTATGAACATGGACAAATACCATTTATTCCCTTTGTAGTATTTAAATTTTTTGATGAAGATGAGCCTGCTGGTATTGTCAGAGACTTAAAAGATCCACAGCGAGAAGTTAATAAACGCAGAAGTCAATCACTTCACATATTAAATACTTCTTCATATAATAACTGGATTCGTGAAGCAGATGCACAATCTGATGAACAAAAAGCCAATATGAAAAAATTGGCTAGTCTTCCAGGTGGTGTAATAGAAGTTCAGCCAGGGACATTATCTCGTGGAGCTATGCAAAGATTAGAAGCACCACAGCCACCATTATCATTATTTCAAGCAGGACAGGAAGCTGCTGCTGATTTGCCTTCTATTTCTGGTATAAACGAAGCTTTAATGGGTGTAGATATGCCTGCTAATGCAAGTGGTAGAGCAATAGAATTAAAGCAAAAGCAAGCTATAACTCATATTGCACCAATGTTTGATAATCTTCGTAAATGTAAAAAACGTTTAGCATCGTTGTTATGGGGAAAACATGGTCGTAAAGGTTTAGTACAACAATTTTATACAGAAAAAAAGGTTTTTCGTATTGAAGGTGTTGGTGGAAAACCAGATTTTATCACAATAAATCAACAAGTTACACAAATAGGGCCTTTTGGGCAAGCTGTAACAACGACTTTAAATGATATAACTCAAGGTGATTTTGATATCATTGTGGCGGATACACAGGCTAGTGCTTCACAAAGACAAGCACAGATGTATTCACTTATTGACGCTGTTAAAACATTGGGTGTTCCAGGTGATGCTGTATTTGATTTAATCTTAGATTTATCAGATATCCCTAATAAAGAAGATATAAAACAGAGATTACAACAAAGACAGCAAGCACAACAAAAGGCACAAGAAGCTCAAGCTGCTGCTGAACAAGCAAAACAAATCCGTATGAGTAATTCTATTGCTTTTAAAGACGCACCACCTGCTATTCAGCTCGCTATGGCGGCAAAAGCAGGACTTATTGACCAAAAAATTGCTGATGAAGCTATTAAGCAGTTTGTTGCTTATAATTATCCACAATTATTACAACAGCAAGCAAATAAACAACAAGTGAATAATCAGCAAATTACAAATCAAATAATGCAAGCTATAAATCAAGGTATACCGACTAATCAGATTTTATCGCAATTAATTAATTTAGGTATACCAGCACAGACAGCTCAAATATTATTACAGCAAGTAAAAAATCAGGCAGAAATTAATAGTCAACCAATAAATCAAAATCAAGCACCACAACAAAATAATAGCAATATGACTTTAGCAGCTTTAAATTCGTTGAGGTCAGGAAATATTCCAGCTATGTAATATGTAAAAGGAGAAAATATTGATGAAATATCGTAGAAGAGTAAATGAAGTAGAAGCTATAAAATTAAGTTTTAACAATGTAGAAGATTTAAAAAATATTCAAGATGTATTAGGCGAACCATTTTTAAATGTAGATTTTTCTGATGTTAAAAATCCAAAACTTCTGGTCGAAGACATTCATAAAAATAGAAAATTTACAGCTAGATTTAATAAAGATTATCTTGTAAAAAGCATTGATGGAAAAGTATATCCTGTACCAAATGAAGTGTTTGAAAAAGTCTTTGAGCCTATTTATCAGATTGATTATCAAAACGATGAAGATAAGGAGTAATTTGTAATGGCGGTAAGAAAAATAACAAAAGCAATTAGTAAAGAAGTGGAAGATAAAAATACTCAAGAACAACAATCTATCAGTCAAGCAAAAGAGCAAGCAGATGAAAAAAACGAACCAGTGAATAAAATAGAAGAACTGCAAAAATCAGTAGAAGATTTATGCGGTAAAATTTTAGATTTTAGTATTGAACGTATGGATAAATTCAAGAATAATCCAGGTTATCAATTAACCGAAGATGAAAGAGAAACTATAAATACTTTTATGAATGTAGCCGAACGTATGGATAATCTATTAAATAAGAAGACTGGTCTGAACTTTGCAGATAAATTACTTAATAAAATTTGAGTTAGGAGATATATTATGGACGTATTAAGAATTTTTAATTTGCAATTATTTGCTGAAGATGATTTTGAAGATAATCAAATTGATTCTGATGTTGTAGCTGATGAAACAGTAGATGATGTAGATAATAATGAGAATGATGAAATAAGTATTCCTGAAGAGTTTGAAGGATTAGATCCAGAGATTGCTAGAGAATTTACTAATAAATTTAGAGAGCAACAAAAAGCTGAAGATGAAAAACTTGAAAGTAAAAAAGATGAGCAAGAAGAACAGCAATCTAAACAAGATGATGAAGAAAAAATAGAAGATAAACCTACCGAAGGCATTGAAGAGCAGCTTGCTAAATTACGCAAAGAAAATGAGCAATTAAGAAAACAACAAGAGCAAATTCCTAAACAACAGGAATTTAGACCTGCACCTTTTAAACCTATTAAATTAGAGCAAGTTCCAATTGAATTTGCACGTACTGTAATAAGTGAAGCGAAAAAAATAGCTTTAAAATCAGTTAATTTAACAGAAGAACAATTAAATGATTTAGAGTTTGAAGATAATGGTGCTCAAAAGAAAGCAGATTATGAAGCAGCTTTTGAAATTGCTAAAGATAATATTATGAGCAATGTTAATAGTGAATTAGCATTGAGAAATCAAAGAAAAGAAGCATTTATGCAGGCCCATAGAGAAAATATGGCGGCATTTAAAGCATTTGAAAATGAACAAAAGAAAGATACACATTTTAAAGAGATACAAGATTTTGCTATAAATGGATATTTTGAAAAGCAATCTGTGGTTAATCAAAATATAATTCGTGATGCTTATGCAAGATTAGAACGAGGAGTAGCTTCACCATCAGACCGATATACTATTGAAGCTTATTTTGAAAATGCTAAACGTGAATATTATAAAGATATAAATGCAAAACAGAAAGAAAAACAAGATAAAGTCGTAAATAAATATAAACAAGCTAAAAAAATGCCACGAGCAGATAAACTATCAGGTGGCGGAGATACTTCAGGCAAAAGTGATGTAGATATTGCTATTGAAATGATGAACAACCGACCATGGGAAAAAATACCAGAAAAGTATCAAAAAATTTTATTAGGTGAATAAATAAAGAAAGAAGGTATTATATATGTGTTTAAGTAATTTTAAATTTAATGAAGACGAATTGAAAAGAGCATTTCCAAAATACTTTAAAAATATGGGTTTTGAAGGACGAGGAATGCAGATATCTTTACCAGCAAATATGGATTTAAGACTATTTGCAGAAACAACTGTTCCTGAAGAACTTGTAAAAAAAGCATGGGCAAAACAAACATGGACTACAGCTATGAAGGATTTATTCTTTGGTAAATTCATGGGTGAAGGTGTTAATAATATTATTCAAGTTCTGAATGATTTAGAGAAAGAATCTGGAGATAGAATAACACAATCATTGGTACTTAAATTGAAAGGTGATGGTGTTACAGGAGATGATATCTTAGAAGGCAATGAAGAAAAAATGGAATACAGAAGCTTTGACTTCACTATTAATCAGCTCAGAAATGCTGTACGCCTAAAAGGTAAATTTGAAGAAAAGAAAAGTAAAGAAAATATGCGTAAAAATGCAAAAGATGGATTATCTATTTGGCTTAGAGAAAGAATTGATGATGATTTATTTAAAGTACTGACAGCTAATCCAACAGCAGATAAAGTTATTTATGGCGGTACTGGTATTTTATCTGAAGCTAATATTACAAGTACTGCTAAAATGAATACTACTGTTTTAGGTAAAGCAAAACGTTTGGCACAGATGTCTAATCCTAAAATCAGACCTGTTCGTGTTAATGGTGGAGAATATTATGTAATGGTATTGCATCCTTATCAAATTCGCGATTTAAAAGAAGATGAAAAATGGATTAATGCACAGCAATATGCTAATATTCGTGGCATGAAAAATCCTATTTTTACAGGTGCTACTGGTTTATATAATGGCGTAGTCGTACATGAAAATGAAAATGTTCCAATTGGTCAAACTGGTGATACTTCTACATGGGTAGGACATGGTTTATTATTGGGTGCTCAAGCAGGTGTAATGGCAAATGGTATTGATTTAGCATGGAAAGAAAAATTATTCGACTATGATAACCAATATGGTGTGGCTATCTCTCGCACTTATGGTGTGGCCAAGTCTGTATTTAAAATTGATGGAAGTACACCTACAGATTTTGCTACAGTAAATATTTTAACTTCAGCTGTACCAGATTGATGAGGTATCAAGATGTTAGCTGTAGAAGAATTAATAAAGCGAGTTAGAATTTTAGTACATGATGAGCAAGAAACAGGTTATGACGATATAGCTATACTAAATTGTTTAAATGCTGGTTCTAGATTTTTAAGACGTATGATTTTACAGTTAAAGCCAGAATTGTTGTCTAATGTGACTAAAGGTAATTTAAATACTAATGAAAATATAATTGAGTTGGATTTTATACCTGTAAAAATAGTAGATATTAGAATAAATGGCAAACGTATAATTTATAAAAGCCGTGCAGATATACTAAATATGGATAAGCACGGCTTTCCTTATGCTTATTTCATAACAGGTTTAAAGACTATAAATTTGTATCCTATGCCTGATAAGCCTATTAATTATGAAATTTTAGCTGTAGAAGATATAAAAGAAATGACTTTGTCTGATGATGATAATGGAAAAAGTCCTTTTCCGAATGAATTTGATGATATGCTAATTGAATATGCATTAATTCGATTATCCATGGGAAATGAGTTTGATATGTCTCAAGAAATGTCGGTTATGAGTCAAATAGTAGCACAATTAGAAAATATATTAAGAGAAAGAGATACAGTATATGTTATTTCTGGATATTATGATTCGTTGCCTGATGATTGTGATGTAATAAGGGCGGTATGGTAATGAGATTATCTACAAAACATGCTAATCAACAATCTGTGATGTTGCAAGACTTTACTGGCGGTCTTAATGTATCCTGTACAGAAAATCTAATAGCAGACAATGAACTTGCTGAAGTAGTTAATATGGAAATAGACAGTAATTCTAAATTACTTCGCACAGTGCAGGGCACCGATACTTTATATACTACAACTGAATATACATTTAAAAGTGCAGCGTTTGATATTTTAAATTCTGCACTTATTTTATTTACAGAAGATAATAAAATTCTGGCCACAAAAAATTTTTCTGAAGTAAAAGAAGTTGGAACTTTAACGGGAACAGGCGAAGTAATAACTGCTATGTGGGAAGATGGTCTTTTGATTGCTAGTGGCGGTAAACTTCAATATGCTAAGGGGATTGAAGATGTAGAAACAATAGAAACAAGTCCAGAACATTGTAACGGCGTGTATATTCGTTCTGGTCGTGTGCTCATTTTTGATGATACAGACCAGGTATTATTTTCTGGAGTTGGTGATGAAACCAACTGGACTCAAGACTCAAACGACCCATCGGCAAGTCTATTTGCTCAAATTGGATATAAAGTTGGCGGTCATATCATGGGCATGGTCAATATGAGTAAAGATATTTTATTCATAAAATCAAATGGAATGGTTTTCCGCTTAGAAAATGAATATCCAGATTGGCGAATTAGTGAATTAGGAAGAAATATATTCTGTAAAGGTACTGCTAGTTATTGCAACATAATTAATAACGTACTGATTATGAGCGATATAGCTCTGCAAAGTATTCAGACAACGCAAGAATACGGAGATATGAAACCTACAAATATAGGCTCTAAAGTTGTTAAGGAGATTTGTAAGTTATCTAAACCTACAAAATTACGCTATGTACCACCATTAAATCAAGTGTGGTGTATAGATGGTTCAAATGAATTTGTTTTAGTATTAGATTGTAATACTAACGCTTTTTTCAAAAGAAGATTTAACTCTGTAATTGTAGATGTTATGGCCATAAATAATGATGTTTATGTAATAAAGAAGAATGCTGTTTGTAAACTACGAGCAGATAATATTTTTTATGATGATGATAAGCCTTTATGGTTTAAAATGACAGCAAAAACACATATGGCTGATTATGAATATTTGGTTAAAAGAGCTACATTATGTATAACACCGCTAAATTACGACCATAGACCAAAAACTCATTTTGATATAGGTAAGGTTTCATTCGTACTACCTAGTATGAAGCCTATTGAAATAAATGGAAAATATAAAGCAGATAAGAACATATTTGTTGATTCTACTGGATTTGTACTTGATGATATTCAGCCTATCACAGAAAAAGACGATGATATACACGGTATTCAAACATTAAGGCAGTCAAAACGAGTTGTATATCGTGCGCCAGATATCAGAATTACAGCTACAGGCTGTGGCGATTCATTTATTTTGAATTATATTAAAGCTGATGTTGTGGAGGTGTAAGTATGTTTAAAAATACAGAATTAGAAGCAAGGTTTGGTTTTGAAGCATTGCCAACAATTCAAGATGGTAAATTAGCTGCTATTTATCCGTTAAATATAATTCACCCTGGAGATAGTCCAAGAATTTTTTCTGGTAAATATGTAGGAGAAATAAACCACATCTATGAATTATTAACAAAAATAGTTACGAACCAAACCATAGATAAAAATAATCCGATGCCTTATGAATTTAAATTTGAAAATAATCAAATTTATGTTCGAGATAAAGATAATTCAAAATGGACACTTATTGGTGATGTTACTAAGTTATATTTTGGTGCAAAAGATTATGCTGATGAAACTTATATAAAATCATTATCAGCCAATAATGCAACGATTACTTATATAAAAGGAAATAATTCAACAGCTAGTATAATAGTAAATAATGTAAAACATGCCGATACAGCATTAAAAGATAATATAAATCAGCAAATTGACACAACTTATATAAAATCATTATCAGCCAATAATGCAACGATTACTTATGTAAAAGGAAATAATTCAACAGCTAGTATAACAGTAAATAATGTTATTCATTCGATTAATTCAGATAATGCAAAATACTCAACTAAAAGCTTGTATGATAATTTAGGTCAAAACATTCATAAAACATATATAAAAAATTTATCATCTTATGGTGGAACATTGACTATGTATAAAGGTGATAATGGCATTTCTTTAATAGAGATAAACAATGTTAAGTTAGCACATAAAGCAATAAAATCTACAAAAGATGAATTAGGACAACAAATTCATACAACTTATGTAAAAGATGTATTAGAAAGTAATGGCATAGTAACTGTAACTAAAGGAAATCAACAAAGTGAAGTATTATGCTTTACATCTATAAGTGATGATATTATAAATGATATTTTAAAATTAGATGAAGATACAACTGAAGAAGAAAAAGAAGCTATTGTTGATGAAATAATAGAAGATATTATTATAAATAAAGGAGATGGATATATAACAGTATATAGTTTAAATTCTGCTGTTGATACAGATACTATTAATGATTTATATATAAATAGTAATTCATATCCTGAACCGTCTGGAGATGAATGTATTAATTCTAATGAAATAGAAAACATATTTAATAATGGGGGTGTAGTAGCATGAAATTTTTAGATGCTAACGGATTAGCTTTATTTACAAAAAAGATTTTTAGTAAGTTTGTATCTAGTGTATCTGGTGCAGATAATAAAATAACTATTACTAAAGGTGATGGTACTAAAACGGAAATAAACTTAAATGAAGTAATTAAAACTGATATAATTGCGGAAAATCCGCCAGAAAACGACGATACCTTAAAAATTCCCAGTACTAGCTGGACTCAAGAATATTGTAAAAAAAATTATCTAAAAATTGATGGAACAGCAAATAAGGCAATTGCAGATAAAAATAATTTAGTAATAGATGAAAATTATTTAAAACTAATTGGCGGAAATCTTACAGGAGATTTAAATACAACAGCAAATATAGTGCCACAAAATAATGGAGAAGGTTCTTTAGGAACAAGTACAAAAAAATGGGGTACTGGCTATATAGAAACGCTACACGGGATAGCTGATAAAGCAGTTGCTGATAAGAATGGCTTGCAGATAGACACTAATTATTTAAAATTAACGGGTGGAAATATAACAGGTGAGCTTAAAGTATCAGGATTAGGTGTTATAGGCAATTTAAATACGGATAATGTAGGATACTTAAGATATTATAAGGATAATAAACAGATATTTGCTATTAATAGTAACCCTAATGCAGACGGTGTATTCTTTTCCGTGCCTGCTTCAGGCTATACAAACCCCAACTATATGATTTTTCGTAAATTAAACACGCATTCAAAGCAAGCTGATTTAGTAGTTAGTTTTGTGAATACACCTAATGCACCTACCCCAGCCTCACCAGATAATAGCACTAATTTAGCAACCACAGCTTTTGTAAAAGCACAGTCAGCCACTATGTCTATAAACACATTAGCTAAAACAGATACTATTAATCAATACTGGACGAAAGAACCAAGTGGTACAATTACTCAGTACATGGAAGTCGACCTGAATGACGAGCAAGAGATTGATGTGTTATTCCCTATAAGTTTTCCACATAAATGCTTATTCGTATATGCAGAAATAGTTAATAGAGAAAAAGATACTAGTATTAATTGTAGTTTTCATACAATACAAAAAACAACAGATAGTGCGAAGCTTTTAAAAGTTGGCACTGGTAATCCAAAAAAAATAGTAGTAAGAGCTATTGGTATTTAAGGGGGTATATTTATGGATAAAGCATATTTAATAGAGTTAAACGCAGATGGAACACGCAAGAAAACTTATGCTAGAGGGGTATTCTACCAAGTAGAAGAAGCGCAGCCTATAAAAGAGTATACTCAGGACGGTATAGAACAAATTACAGGCTATACAGAGGAAAAAATAATCCCGCTGGTAGATGGATTTAATCCAGTAGAAATAGTAGCTAGAGGTGCTTTGTGGCTTGATACAGAAGAATATAGCAATCTACTACAGACTAAAGTATATAAAAAAGAAGGTGCAAACAATGCGTAAATTATTATTAGCGTTGTGTTGTGCCTTCTTTGTATATATGCCTAATGTTAATGCAAATGCCTTGCATGATATACAAGATAGTATACCTACAGATAAAGCATTGCATTTTGCATCAGGTTATATAATACAGGATCAGCTTCAGCGTAATGCTCATTGTAGTGCGTTTGAAGCTTTTTTAATTACTTCAGCTATTGCATGGAGTAAAGAAAAATTCGTGGATGACCATGTAGATAATAACGACGCATATGCCACAATGGCTGGCGGTTTGTTTTATCAAATTAAATTTTAAGAAGGTGATTAAAATGCAGGAGTTTTTGGCGGATATGGTTTCGTTTTGCAAGACGATTATACCAGTCCGATTAGAGATTGAATGGGGAGCGTGTTTCGCTACTGTGGGGACTATATGTAGTCATTTATTCGGCAGTTGGTCAAACTTGTGGGAAGCCATTTTGTTACTAATGGTATTAGATTATATAACAGGTCTTTTATCAGCCTGGATAAATCCAAACAAAAAACTTGATAGCAGAAAAGGTTGGCGAGGATTAGCAAAAAAAGCTGTCATCGTCATTATTATTATGGTGGCACATACGGCAGATATTGTTTTCAATCAGGGAACGATAACACGAGATATTGCTATAATGTTTTACATCGCAAATGAAGGCTTGAGCATATTAGAAAATGCTACAAACTGTGGTGTACCAGTTCCAACTAAATTAAAAAATAACTTAGCTCAATATGCCATGCAAAAAGAAAAAATTAGAAAATAAAAAGAAAGAAGGATTAATAATGATTAGAAATTATGTTAGTGTAAAATTTGTTAAAGCTGAACCATGTAAGGCATGGAAAAAATATGGCGAACATGACGTAGGAGCAGATGGATATAAAATTTATTATCAAAATAAAGACAAGTATATATCTTGGTGTCCTAAAGAAGAATTTGAAAAACAATATTTACAATTAGAGGAAGATAATAAAATTACTCAAAAAGATGTTGATAATTTTATTACTAAAACAGAAGCAATAAAAATGGGTGATAAAACAACTGTGGTACAAGCTACATGTAAAAATGGATTTACTATTACTGATGGATCCGCATGTGTAGATGCAAAAAATTTTGATATGGAAATAGGTAAACAATGTTGTATGGAACATATCAAAGATAAAATCTGGGGATATTTAGGATTTTTACTTCAATGTGCTAAAAGTGGATTTAAAGGTAATAAATAATTATGGAATTTTTTTTAATGATTATATTAGGTGGCTTATTTGGATTTATTGTTGGTTTTTTTACTGGGTGTGATTAATAATGGAATTAAAAGATACAATAAACTTAATGACAAGTAAAAACTATAAAGAAAGATTATTAGCGGAATATTTTCAAGCGGATATTAGAGCTAATAAACTGCATAAAGTTTTAGAAAAATATAAGCAATGTTCTTTAGATTTTAAGCCTAATTGTAGCTATGAGCTATTAAATAAAAGGCTTATTCATCTTAAAGAATATTTAGGAACTTTAAAAGAAGAAGCAAATATTTTAGGAATTGATTTGGCGGTGATTAATAGTGATGAAAGTAATTGATATTTCTGCTTGGCAAGAATGGATCGATTGGCAAGCAGTAAAAGACGCTGGAATTGAAGGAGTTATTCTAAAAATAGGAGAACATTATAAACTTGATGAAAAATTTATAGAACATGTAAATAACGCTGTAGTGTATGGATTACGCTATGGCGTTTATTATTATAGCCATGCGACATTTATTCATGAAGCTGTAGCAGAAGCTAATTGGGTTGATAAACAGATTAAGACATATCTTAATGGGAAAAATCCTGAACTTGGCATTTGGTATGATGCTGAAGATAAAGATATGTTAGAAGGATATTTAAATGTAGTTTATCCTATTGCTAATTTTATCAGCACATTATTAGATAAAGGGTATAACTATGTAGGTTTATATAGTTATTATAATTGGCTCACAAATATTATAGACTTAAAAGCATTACCTGCTTATGTACCTATTTGGGTAGCTCAATATTATCCAGAAAATAGTTTTGCTATAGAAAATCCTAATCGTATATGTCGAATGTGGCAATACACCGATTGTGAACGAATTGGGAATATGGGACTTGATTGCAGTGTCTACTATGAATGATTACCAGGATATAATAGATAATTTGCCTAAGCCATATTCTGCGGAAGAACAATATTTATATTCTATTGCTTGTGTTGTGGCTGAAGTTCCCTATGAAATACCATTTCAAAATGCTTTTTGGCGTAAAGAGCAGTATTTAAAAGCTATATGGCAAATAGCTATAGAAAAAGTTGCTGAACCAACTATACCAAGTGATGAAACAGTAACAACAGATAAAATTATTGATAAAGCGATAACAGAAATAAAGCTGGCACAAGAAGTGGCTGATAAGTTATTAGGTGATGACAGAATAACGACATCAATGTTACAAGATAGCTCTGTAACGACTGGTAAAATAGATGACAGTGCAGTAACAGAAGTAAAGTTAACACAGGAAGTTATTAATAAGCTGTTAGGCGATGACAGAATAACGACATCAATGTTACAAGATAATTCTGTAACAATTGGTAAAATAGATGAAGAAATTGAGCAAAAACTACTTGATACGAATAGAGTTACAGAAGAAATGTTAATAGATAAAAATGTTACACTTTATAAATTATCTGATGAAGTAAGAAACAGATTATTAGACGATGATAAAATTCAAACAAGTATGATAAAAGATTTATCAATAATTACAGAAAAGCTGGCTGATAATGCTATAAATTCGGAAAAGATAGCTGAAAACACTATTATATTGAGTAATTTGTCTAAAGAAGTAACAAATTTACTCTTAACTACAAATCATGTAGGTATAATACAACAACCTCAAATAAATCAAATTACAGAAAGCGGAGATACGCTCACGCTAGATGTATTAAAAAATAAGGTAAATGAGATAATTCAATTATTAAATAATGCGGAAGTTACAAAATGAAGGAGTGTTTATAATGATTAAAACTATTAAACTTGTAAGTAAGGAACCAATTGAAGGTATTACAAAAGCAAAGATTAAAGACATCTTTGAAACATCTAAAAATCCTAATCAGGTATTATTGGATAATGTACCTGAATTTTGCTTTATGCAGGGCGATGTACTTTATTTTACAGGGCTTAGAGCATTAAATCCTTGTATTGAAGAAATGGAAGTGAACACACTTGAATGATGTGCTTAGTAAGATTAAAAAATATAAATATATTATTATTGGTGGTATTATTATTGTGGTCTTGTATGTGTGCAGTCTGTGGAGCGACAGAAAAGACTTATACGATAACGGAGAGTCAGTTAACAACATTAGAAACGAACTTGACCGAGCTGAAGGAGCAAAACAAGACATTGCAGGAACAGCTTCAAGCATCGAGGGAACAAGTTCAGACATTGCAAACACAAGCAAAAACATTGAAGGAACAATCTATACAGCTACAGACGCAAGTTCAAACTTTGAATCAATCCTTGACGAATGCCAATCAATTATTGACGCAGTACGAAAACAATCAACAGATTAACAAAGAAAAGAATTATGCTATTGGTTTGGGTATTGGAAATAATGGTATCGCCATAGCTGGGGATATAAAAAATACCTGGATAGTTGCTGATGAAAAAACAGTTATTTTAGGTTATAAATTTAAGTTTTGATGCCATTTTTCCCACGTGGGAAAAATGGTTTATTTATGGGATTTTTTATATGAATAATACATTAGATGAATATATAAAAAAATATGAGCAAAAAACAAAAGATAAGTTTAAGCCAAAGGAAGGATTTAAAATGTTTTATTTGCCCTCTCGTGGCTTTTGTGAAATTGGCACTACTAAAGATAATAGTATGCTAATGATTTATCAAATGGCTGGTGATGGCAAATTTTGGCAAGATTTTGCCACAGTATTTGCTAAAATGCTAGGAATAAAAAAACTAGGTACAATATGCATACGAGAAAATATAAAAGCTTATATTCGTTTTTGGGGATATAAGATAACTAAAAAAGAGCCGCTTCATGACGGCTCTTTTATCTATTATGCAGAAAACAAAGAAGGTAAGAAAGCTCGTGTATCACCTGTACATATGCATGATGATATAACAAGGATTTCTTATTATGTAACATGGGATATTTAGATATAGAAAGTAGGTGAGGTTATGCATGCATACAAACCTAAAATTTATTATATAGATTTGCAGTTATTCAAAGGAAATACAACTGTAAACAACCAATCGTATCAACCAACAGAATATGAGCTACAGCTGCAAAAAGTTCAAGCTGATTTAGCTAATCAATATGCACCTAATGCATCATGGTTAAATGATACTGCTAAAAATATTCTGCAAAACTCAATAGGTGCTGTTCAAGTAGATTTTAACAAATTAAATAATCAAGCACAAAATCAAATAAATAGTGCTAATCAATCCAATCAAAATCTAGCTAGTGGAATACAAAGCCAATTAAATGATACTAATAAGACTAATCAAAGTATATCAAGCGGAATACAAAGTCAACTAAATAATGCCAATAAAACTAATCAAGAACTAATAAATGAAGCATCATCACAAAACAATCAAGCAAGTCAATTTAACCAAAATTTGATGAATGGTGTATTACCACAAACATTTGTTGATAATATGACAAATGCTATTCAGTCTAGTGTTAAAAATAGTTATGGTAATTTATTAAATAATTCAGCAAGTAGCGGTGTATTAAATAGTTCAGTAACACAAACAGGACTAAATGATATTTCTAAAAATGTATCAGATACAATGGCACAACAATACCAAAATAATTTAAATCTTTTAAGTGGCATTAATAGCAATAATGTTCAACAGCAACAAAATAATCTTAATTTACGAGGAGATTTAAATAGTTCTAATACTCAGCAGTATTTAAGTGGTTCTGGTATATTGGGAGATTTAAATAATTCTAATATGCAACAATATTTAAGTAGTGCTGGATTAATTAATAATATTAATAATAACAATATTGGTAATGCATCGGCAGGAATAACAACAGCGGCAGGGGCACAAGAAGCGGCCCAACAGCCAGCACTTAATTTATGGAATGCTTCAACAGGGCTTGCAAGTTCAGGTAATTCTACGCTTAATGCATTAGCAGGTAAAGGAACAACTACAACTACTCAAACCACTAGCGGTGGCGGATTACTTGGTGGATTGTTTGGTGGATTATTTTAAAAGATAAAGGAGAATGATTTTTATGGAACAAGGAATAAATGCATATCAAAATCAAGACCAGTGGGATAAAATGTATAACTTAAAAAGAGGATTAGCTGTAGCTAGTATGCCATGGGAATCTGCCTTAGGTTTTGCTTTAGGTTCATATATAAAAGATTATATTGATAGAGGGAATGAAAATAAAATAACAAATGCATCAAAAGAACCTCAAACAGATTTTTTAAAAGGTTTAACACCTGAAAACTTATCGAATTATAGTATAGACTCTACAAATGCAATAACTTCTGGTGGTGATTTAAATTTAAATAATAATCTAGAGTATAAGGGTAATGCGATAACATCAGATAACATAGCTGATAAAATAACAGAAAATAATATTTCAAATAATACATCTCCTGTAGCTAAAACTATAAGCTTATTAGGAGCAGTAAGTAATTTAAAACCCAAAGGAGAAATCATATCTTCATCAAATTTACCAAATTATGGAGATTTATCATCTAGACAAAATCAACAGCAACAAATGGTACAAAATGCTATAAATGAAGAAAATCAAAAACAACAAAATGAAATGAATTTAATAATGAAATTTTTACCAATGTCTTTTAATAATGCCGTCGCTTCTAGTAATGAAGTGGCGGCTAATTCTTTACCTGAATATTTAAAACCACGAATTGATTATTATGTAAATATTATCAATAGTGCAAAGGCAGATTATATGAAAGCTCAAGCTAATAATGATACTGAAAGAATGCAGTCTGCTAATGCACAGGCAAATGCTGCTAGAGAAGAATTAAATAAATTAGGTGTAGATAGTAGTTATTTTGGTGCAGACAAAACACAGGAACAATCTCAAAAATCTATGGCGGATTTAAATTATTATAAATTGCCTATAGCACAAAATGTATCACCATTTCAGCAACAAATAGCTGATAAAGTACACAATGAAATTATAGCTGCTAAATTTAATTATGATAATGCTACTAATGAAAATGAGAGATTACTTGCTCAATTACAAGCTAAAAAAGCTAGAGAATTAGCTAATCAATATGGATTAGATATGAGTTCTTATGGAGCAGATACTACAGCTGAAAGATCATTACTAGCTAGTTTAAATGAAAATCCTAAATTTAATATGCAAGATGCAAGTAGTGTATATACAGCCAATCCAGTAAGTACTCAAGAATATTGGCAACAATTATATGAAGAAGCTCGTGCTAAAGGTGTAGGCAGAACAGCAGCAGAACGATATGCAACACAAAAATCAGCTGCATATCAGTCAAGAAAAATGAATGATTTATCATCGCAGTTTATACAATATGGAATAAATCCAGATGGAAGTGTTGGGGATTTAGGAATGGGTATTTTGGCTCAATTAAGAAATGAAAATCCTGATGCATATACTCAATTATTATCAGCATATGGTATGCCAAAAGATGTATTTGCATTTAATCAACAGATTCAAAGGGATAATAATAACGCTCAAAATCAATTAATAGCAATGAATAATCAAGGAAGAATTAATTCAGAATTGCAAAATCAACAATATGAAGAAACAGCTAACTTACAAGCTCTACAAGCAAGACAGCAGGCAGAACTTTATCAAATAAAAGCTCAAATAGACAGGGAATATCAAAATGCAAGCTTAGTAGATAGAATGGATATTATGCGTAACAAGCTTATAGAATATGGTGTAAATCCACAAGAAGCAGGACTTATGGCAGCTGGATTATATTCAGTTTCTAAAAAGGGAAAATCTACTACTTCAAATAAAGAAGAACAAAAATTAGCTAGTGATTTAAGTGGGTTAACATTTGATTTGCTCAATTCTGCTAGAAATGATGATGCTATGACTAGTGAAGAAACATTACAAAATTATCAAAAGGAATTAGCGAAATTAGCCCCACAAATGGAAGACGATGTATATAATTTTTACAGTAATACTCTAATATATGTATTTAATTTCTTGAGAGAAAAGAAAGCGGGTAATGAAAATCAAGCTCGAGAGTATTGGAAATATATACCAGAAGATGTACGAAAAGAATATTTACCAGAATATAGTGATTAAGGAGAAATAAATCATGTCTGAACAATTAGATAAACTAAGAAAATTAACATCAAGAACATGGTTAAATAGTGGAAACTCTTCGGCTATTGTTAATGAATCAAAAGATGATGAACCAGGATTTTTGGAAAGTGCATGGGGAAACTTTAAAGGTGGTGCAGAAGGTGCTATAAGTGGTATTGCTAATTTTGCTGGGGCTAATTTAAAAGCATTGGCGGATAATCCATATTTGAATAAATGGTTATCTGCAAAAGGATTAGAAGCACAAGGACAAGCTATAACAAATAATGGATATAATGGCCCTAATCTATACCAACCTGTAACAGAAAGTAATCCAACACCATATAAAGAAACAATACAGAAAAATGCTGATGCATTATTGAATGAAGGTGCATATTTAGATACATTAGCACAAGATAATATACGTAAATATGGTTCTCGTGATTCTTATGGTGGTTTATGGGATAGAGTTTCAAATTTTGATTATTGGACAGATCCAAGAGGTGCTATAGCAGATATATCACAAGGTGTAGGAAGTACGTTACCTTCATTAGCAGCTTCAGTAGTTATACCAGGAGCAGGAGCTGCTAAAATAGGTGGAACAGTAACAAAAGGCATTGATTTATTAAGTGGAATAACTGGTAAAAAATTAGCTTCAGCAGCAATTGGAAAAGGTGCAGAAAGTGTAGCTAATCATATGATTAAATGGGGTGTTGGTGGCGGTCTTACAGAAGCAGTGTCGGATGCAGGTTCTATTTATAATGATTTAAAAGAACAAGGTTATAGTGATGTAGATATTGCAAATACTATTAATAAATTAGCCATTAATGAAGCACCTTATTTAATGGCTTCTGATGCATTAACAGGTGCTTTGATTACAGGTAAAATGGGCTTAGCCTTGAAGAAAAATAAATATTTAGGTGGTAATGATTGGTATAAAAAAATAGCTAGAAATATAATGACAGGTGTTCCATTAAATATGGCTGGTGAATATATTACAGAAATGAAACAGCAACAGCTACAAAAGGAATATACTAATAAACCATATGGAACACTTTTTAATCCTATGCTTGATGAAGAGCAAGCTGGTGCAATGGGGGCTATAGGTGCTTTAGGATTTGCTGGCATTGGTGGTATACGAGGTGGTATTAATAGAACATATAATGCATTAGTAAAAAATAAAGTTAATAATACAAATACTAACAATATATCTATTCCAAAAGGTATAGAAAATGCTGATGCATGGAAAGCTGCTACTATTGCAGCTAATGATGTAGGAAGACCAGATTTAGCAAAAGCTATTTATTCACAATGGGCTTTAGAAAGTGGTAGATTTTCTGCGGATAATGCAGTTAGAACTAATAATTTTGGCGGATTGAAAGATCCTAATACTTCTGAAAATAGATTACAAAGATTTGATTCAATCGAAGAATTTGCCCATGAATATGCTAGACAAACATTAAAAAATTATGATTTAAATAAAATTCGTGAAGGAAATATAGGAGATTTTTCACATGTACTTAAAGAAAATGGATATTATGGTGCATCAGAAGAAAAATATACTAGCGATTTAGAAAGTATTGCAAGTGAGATAGAAGATAGTACGAATAGCATTTCTTTGCCTGATAAGAAATATTATAATATCTTAGGAGAAGTTAGTGATACAGGGCTTACTACATTAACAGAACAAAAATTAAATTTATTGGCAAGAGATTTCTATAATAAATTTGGTTATAATTTAGATGTAACTAGTATGAAAAGAAATGGAGATGGTTCTTCTTGGCATGATAGTGGGCAAGCAATTGATGTGGCTAATGACTTATTAGCAAGTGATCCTGAAGCTAGAGCATGGCTTATAAAACAAGGTGAAAAATATGGATTAACATCACTTGATGAATATACTAATCCATCAGCAAATGCTACTGGTGGACATATACATTTTTCAGACCATGGAGAGCCTATACCTGGTGTATCAACTCAAGTAGATAGTGCACCAAGCATTGATAATTCAACTGCTAACGACTTTTACAATAACGATAGTTATGTATTAAATAATGATTATTCTAATATGAAAGCAGATGATATATCACTTTATGAACCTGCACAAGCAGAGCATAAAACAGAAAAAAATGATAATAGTGATTTAGATACTTTATCTGAAGATGAAAAATGGGATATTGTTGATGAGGAAATAGAAAAAGCTCAAACAGATGGAAATATTTTATATTTAGATAAATTAACTAAAATAAAGCGTAATAATAACATAAACGCTTTAGATAATTTAATTGATAATATAAAGAAAACAGATAAAAAATTTCTAACAAAATTGCAGGCAAAAAGAGCTAGTAATTTTACTTCAGAACAACAAAAGAAGATAGATAGTGCTATTCAAGAACAAAAGAAATTATATAGTGAAAATAAAACATTAGAAGCTGCAAAAAAAGCTGAAGAAATAGAGTATATGAAAAAAGGCTTTATGGCGGATAATGCTTTTAAAGCTAATAAAAATAAAGATAATAAACCCAAATTTGATACAAACAAACTAAAAATTTTAGGAAATAATTTATTAAAACAATTAGAAAAAAGTAATAATGAATTACAAAATACTAATCCTATAGTAAATTATGATAAGATAAAAGCTTCATTAGATAGTAGTGATATAAATAGACAAAGAGATGCTATTACTGCAATACAATATTTATTAAATGTATCTAATAATGATAAAAAAACTAGTGGAGCAATGTTGTTAGAAGGTTTAAATAATCCTAATAATAGAATTGCTAATGATTGGTACAATAAAATAAATAATAATTTAGATATAAATAATATAAAAACATTACAAAAAGATGAGACATCAAAAAAAGAAATTACTATTGATAATACAGAAAATATAAATAGTTATATAAAAAAATTAGTAGATAATTTAAATTCATCTCAAGATACCTTAAGTCAAGAAGATATAAATAGATTGTACGACAGTATAAAAAATAAATCATTGGCGGAAAATCAAGAACAAAAATATCAATATGATTACTCTATAGAACAATTAGCTAAATCTATAGAAAGAGCAAAAAAATATAAAGAATTTATAAATAGCTTATCTGAAGAAGAAGCATTAGCAATGGACTATTTAGATTACACTTTTAAAGATACTGGAAATTCTTTTGTTGATGTATTAAACTTACTGAAAAATGAGCAAGAACAAGATATACAAAACTATATGGAAATACTTCGTTCTCAAATGAAAAAAGGAGTAGTAGCCCGTAGTGTATATTATAATGAAAAAACAGATGAATATATTAATAGTCCTGGATTTTCCAATAATTATCAATGGTATAGAGATATAATGAAAGCAAGAGATTATCGACCTCTTGGAAAAAATGATATTGAAGGATATTTAAGAGATACAGCTATAGAGCATTTGTCATATGGATATGAAGATCCTCAATATGGTATGCAGATACCACCAGAAGTAGCAAATGAATTTAGAAGAAGGGAAGATGCTATAAATGGACTTGAAACAATTGCAGACAAAGCAAAACAATATGAACAAGGACGACAATTACCAAAAGAAAATCAAACAAGCAGCAGAAGTAATGAAACAAATATTCAGCAAAAACAAAAAGAAATAGATATAGAAGCTGCTAAAAATATAGGTAAACTTTTGTTTGATAAAGTACAAGAAAAACAATTAAAAGTTGATTTAAATAATCTTGAGCAGGCTATTAGTAGTGATAATATTAATAGAGTAAATAAAGCTAATGATTTTATGCAAAGAAAATTAGAACCTATATTAAATGATAAAGAAAAACAACAAATACAGAAAACTTTATATGACAATAAAATTGAAGCAGATATACAAAAAGAAGACTTATCTACATCTGAAACACAATCTATTGAGAATAATAGAGAACAGTCAGATATAAATAGGTCTTCTTTTGATTTAAAAGCAAATGAAGTAGAACAAAAGAATACAAATAATAAACAAAATAAATCATTTGATTTAGCATATGGATATTCAACAGAAAGTGGAAAATCTTTAGCTGAAGCTAATGAAAATGAATTTATTATAAAATCCAATGGAAGCAGGGATTTTGGAGAAATTACATCATCTATATCAAATGCTACTGGCGGAGAATTGACACCAGGGAAAATTCGACTTCGTGTTGGTAACGAAAAACAAGGTTTAATTCATGCTAAAAAACATGAAAAACAAGCTAAACATATAGGGTATAATTCGATTGAAGATATGATTGCAGATGTTGCTGAAAATTTTGATGTGATTTATAAAAAAGATAATGGAAAAGGAAAAAGAGCGACATATTCTTTAGTTAAATTAAATGATGATAATGTAAAAGCTAAACAAAATGTAGTACCTACTTATTTTGAATTACAAAACGAAGATAATGGTTATTATATTATTATCACTGCTATACCTAAGAATATAGGGAGCTTTAAAAATCAAATAAAAAAAGAAACATTGATTTATAGCAAACAGGGACAAGATATTGCCACTATTTCCAGTGATAGTGCGGTTCGATTATCCCAAAGTAACAATAAAACTGGAGTTACAGAGGAACGGCTCCCGATATCCGTAAAATCAAATGTTTCTTCTAATAATATTATATCAAATGATAATATTAGCGACAATCAAAAGAAAAGTGAGGTAAATGAAAATGAGCTTAATGACAGCTCCAACACAGTGGTTACACGAGATAAGCAGGGGAACGATAAAGACAATGTGGGGACAGATGATGAAAGCCACAGATCCAGTAGAGAAGATGGACAAGATATACGAACAAATGGTGGAGAGGGGCCACGACAAGATAGTAGCATTAGCATTCGTGGAGATAGCACCAATATTGGCGGAAAGACTAGCGATAGCACAATACGCCAAGAAAAATCCGCAAATACGGACAATAGCACCAGAGATACTAAGCTATCAAGAAGCGTTACAGATAGCTACGAAAGACCATTGGTTGACGAAACGACAACAGAAGGAATTACTGACTTTGTTAATGAATCATTATTCGATGAAAGCACTATAGATAAACAAAAACAAATTAATACAAAAAATATAAAGGTAGGCAATCTTGAATCTATCAAGAATGACCTACCTTTATTATTGCCAGAACAACAAGATGATGTCTTCAAAGCAGAAACACGTATGTTTGTGAAGAATAAACCAGGAATGTTATTTACTAATGGTACAGGTACAGGAAAAACATTTACTGGATTGGGAATTGTTAAACGTTTTGTAGAACAAGGGAAAAAGAACATTTTAATTGTATCGCCAAGTACAGGTATTAATGATGGTTGGATTGATAGTGGCAAAAAATTTGGACTTAATATAGTGCCATTAAAGAATAAGAAAGACAATGGTGATAATAATATATCTATAACTACATTAAATAATTTTACATCTAATAAAACACTTGTTAAGCGTAGTTGGGATTTAGTAGTCATTGATGAATGTCATAAATTAATCAGTAATCAAAATAATAAAGAAACAGGTGCTATTAAGAATTTAAGAGCTATTACTTTAAATGAAAGAGGATTTAATACACGTTTTGATTATTTATATCCAGAGGAAAATTCTAATTCGGAATTAAGAATAGAATTAAAAAATCAATGGAAACAAATACAAGAAAAAGATAAGCCAAAAGTATTATTTTTATCAGCAACACCATTTAGTCATGTTAAAAATATCGATTATGCGGAAGGATATCTTTTTAATTATGATAGGCAAAATGGAAATTTAAGTACTGAAGAAGCACATGATAAATTTTTTGTTAAAAATTTTGGTTACAAAATAAGATATAACCGATTAGAACAGCCTGATCCAGATGTAGATAATAGCATAATGGAAATGGAATTTCATGAGAAATTAAAGAATGATGGTGCTATATCTAGCAGAAGATTAGTAATTGATAAAGATTATGATAGAGGTTTTATTCTAGTAGATGGTGGAATAGGTAAAAAAGTAGATGAAGGCTTTGAATATCTATTTAATAGTAAAAATAACTATACAAATTTAGCCAATTTCCTCAATAAAAGTTATGGCTATTATAATAAATTATTTTTATTAGAAGCTGTGAAAGCTAGAGAAGCTATAAAATTAATAAAAGAATACAAAAAAACTGGTAAAAAAATAGTAGTATTTCATAGATATTTAAAAAATGAAAGCAAACATCCATTTAAATTATCTTTTGATGATGAACAATTTAAATCACTTACTTCTTATACTAAAAATCGTATCAAAGATGAATATGAAAGATTTTGCAAAGAAAGACCTGATTTAGTAAATCTTGATTTGTCTGAATTGACATCGCCTATACAAACATTGACAGAAGCTTTTGGTGATAAAATAGCTATTTATAATGGAAGCTTATCTGCAAAAGAAAAGAATGATAGCTTATCAAAATTTAATGAGGATAATAGTGAGGTTGATGTAATCTTAGTACAAGCAGACGCTGGTAGTGCAGGAATTAGTCTTCATGATAAAACAGGAAAACATCAAAGAGTATTGATTAATTTAGGATTGCCGACTAAACCTGTAGAAGCTATTCAAACGGAAGGCAGAATTTATCGTGTTGGCCAAAAAACTAATGCTATCTTTCGTTACTTAAATACAGGAACATCAATGGAGCGTACAGCTTTTGCTACAAATATTGCTCAAAGAAGTGAAACAGTAGAAAATTTAGCTTTAGGAGAAGAAGCACGAAATTTAAAACAATCTTTTGTTGAAGCTTTTCAAGAAACAATTGATAGTGATGAGTGGAAAAAGAATTTACCAGGTAATTCATCAGAGGGGACTGGCGGAAAAGAAAAAGATTATGCTAATCAAAATATAAAAACAGCATATGATAAGGCAAAAACTTTCTATTATGCCAATCAGAAGAAAACAAGTAAGAATAAATCTAGTGAAGGTAAAGATTATTTTGCTACTCCAGAACCAATCGGTCTAAAAATGGTTGAATGGTCTAGATTGAAAGATGGAGAGTCTGCTTTAGAACCAAGTGCTGGACATGGAGCTATTGCGAGATGGTTCCCTGCAACAACTAAAAATGTAGCTATTGAACCAAGTTCACAATTAGCAGATTTAACTAGAATGAGCTTTAATGGTAAGGTTAGAGATATTCCATTTGAAAATCTTGATACTATTAATAAATTTGATGCAGTAATAATGAATCCACCATTTGGTCAAGGTGGTAAAACAGCTATTGAACATGTAGCTAAAGCATTTAAACATTTGCGTGATGGCGGTCGAATTGTAGCTATAATACCTAATGGCCCAGCTTGTCAAAAACATTTTGATAAATGGTATGCAAGTGAAGAAGCTACATCAGCTATATTGATAAAAGAAATTATCTTACCAGGTATTGCATTTAATAAAGCAGGGACATCTATTTCTACTAAAGTTGTAATAATTGACAAGCAAACGACAAAAGAAGGACAACAAGCTACAAAAATAAATGTGTCTACATCACTTGATTTATCACATATAAAAAATATCAATGAATTATTTGATACTATAGAAAACCTAGAGATGGTGGATAGAGTAAATCCATATAATATTGAGTATTCATTAGATGAAAGTACTGATGATAAAGAGAAAAATGAAATCAATGTAAATAATGATATTGATAGTGAAAGTTATGTGAAAAAAGATGATTCTTCTATAAAAGATGAAATATCATCTGAAGAAAATACAATCAAAGAGCATGATGATGAAAAATCAGTCATGGAAATTGTCATGGAAAATGAGGAATATTTTGACCAAGTTATAAAGCAAATAAATCCTTATTATGAAGTGCCTAAAAATAAAGAAACAATTAATAAATTAAGGGAAAAAGAAGATGCTATTGCTAAAAAAAGAGAAATACTTAAGAATTTCAATAGTGTTAGAACGGGAGCAATGTTAAGTGAAAGAGCAGATAGATATATATTTACTATAAGAAATCCTTTAATTTTAGAATTGACATCACAATATGAATCAGCTGATTTAGATAAAATCTTTCATGACTTAGCAATAAAGAATAATGGACGAGATGAAAATATTCATTATGGAAGCGATAAAGGAGAGTTTTATAGCTGGTTTAAAAGGGATGCATTAAACTATTGTCAATATTCTTTTAAGAGTTTAAGTGATATGGAAGCTTTTTCAACGGAAATAAGTGAATTTTATAATGACTTTTTAAATAAAGATTTTGTTATAAAACAAGTATTACCAGATAAAATATTTGTTTATATAACTCCTAAATCTAGTGCAAGAGAAATATCTATCACAGAAATAGATAAAATTGCTAAAAAATATGGCAATTTAGATGCATTTGAAAGAATTAGAGCATATGCATATCCTTTTAAAACACAAGAACAAGCTAGTAATTTTGTAAAAGAACTAAAGAATATTGCAAATAGCAAACCATTTTCTATAGAACAAGAAGGAGCATTAACAAAAGTTACTATATCTAATAATTTTAGATTTAGAAATTTAATTACTAATATTAATAAAAACAGAAAAATAAAAGCCATTGTTGAAAAATATAATGGAACTTATAAGGGTATAGGTTCTTCAAGTGTAATGGTTCTAAAAAATACGCCTTATTATTTTGAGAGCCGACAAAAAGCAGAAGCATTTTTAGAAGAATTGAATGATATAGCCAAACGTAGGGAATATACGGATATTAATATAGATGATGGGAATACTAATAACAGCAATAATTATTTTGTTTTAGATGATTTTAAACATACTAAAACTGGAGAAATTTATAAAAGGGCATATCCTATAAAATATGTAGATGATTTTAAAACATTAATAACTTTAGCTAAAAAAGCAGGTGGGTTTTATAGTCGTTATCAAAGTGCAGGTTTTTTATTTGCTACAGAGCAACAACGAAAAAGTTTTCTTGATGCCGTAAATAATGTAAATAATGAAGAACAAGATATTAGTAATAAATTATTGAAATCTTATATAGGTACTCATAAAGATAAGGAAAGTGGCGGTACTATTATTGGTATAAAAGTTCCTTTGAATAATAGAAATTATATAAATTATATTGAGCCAGCTCTAAAAAAATTAGATTATCAATATGTTGTAAAAAAACCAAATAATAGTAGATACCATAGTGTTTTATTATTTAAAAATGAAAAAGAAGCTAAATATTTATTAAATGAAATAAAAGAAAATATTCGCAAGGATAAATTTAATAAGAAATATTCTGGTGTAGGGCAAATGATACCTAGCTTGATTGATTATGACAATCTTTTAACTGAAGATAAACTTAATCGTCAAGAAAAAGCATTAAGTGATTTTGGTAAGATAATTGGTTGCCCTATTTTATATTTTAATAATGACAAAGCTAAAAATATTAGAGGTGCGTTTTCTGGCGGTATTATGTATTTAAATCGTGCTAGTAATATTAGTCCTAGATGGACATTTTATCATGAGTTTATACATTGGCTAAAAGGTACTAATCCAGAAGTATTTGCGGAAATAAGAAAAGCAATAGGTGAAGTATCAGCTAAAAGAATTTTAGAATATCGTGATGAAATAGTTGGCGGTAATGATACTTTTGATGGAAAACCACTTTTAACAGATGAAGATATTATAGAAGAAATGATAGCTGACCATATGTATAACACATCTACTAGAGTATCTTTAAATAAACTTATGGCCAAAAATAATCCAACAATATGGCAAAGGTTTGTAGCTTTTTGGCATAATTTATTAGATAAATTCCGTGCCCTTTATTCTATACCTTTAGGTCTTGATAAAGAACAAGGCAAGAATATGAATATTGCTATGGAAAAACTTGTTACATCAATAAAAAATAAAGATGGCCAACTTTTATTTAAACATACAAAAAATGGTTTAGTCTTTGCTAATAATAATGAAACAGTATTAAATAATAAAGAATTTAAGATAAAACCAGTATCTATAGAAGTCTATTCGTCTCAAAAAGAAAAATTGTCATCTAGTAAAAGTAATGGATTTTTAGATAAGATGAAATTGTATTGGAATGGTAGAAAATCGACAGCAAAACCAATACAAATAAAACAAGCTTTGGAACTGATCAGCGGATATACATTTGAAATGGGTAGAATACAAACAAAGGACGATGTAGTTACCAATCATGTGGCCAAAATTATCAGGACGAAGAAAGCGTTTGATTATCCTGCAATGTTAGAAGGTGTATCACCTATTCTGGCGGAAAAATTAGGCTTTAAAAATGATATGGCTATGCAACAATATATTGCTAATTATATTTTTGATGTGGCTTCAGCTAGAAATGATGAAGCAAATTATCATAAATTAGTAACAGCAATTAATAATCATCATATGATGAGTGAATTTAATCATTTACAAAGTTTATTTAGTGATTTAAAATCAATGTCTGCTCGTGATAAACTTAGAGAAAATCGTGTCAGTGATGATAATATGCCTAAATCTGGATTAAAGAAATTATTACATGAAATGTATTTAAAAAATCATGACCAATGGGTTGATAGATATGGGCCAGTAAAAAGAATGGTAGACAAATTTGAAAAAGCTACAGGACAAAAGTTAGAAATAACTAATCCTTATAAACAATTTAGATTAGTTGCTGGAAGTGCAGGTACAGGAATAGCTTTTATCGAAGGGAAAAAAGGTGTTGTAAATCAATCATTACAAGCCATTTTCCCTAATATTGATTTTAGCAATTTTAAATCATTGCAAACAATTTTGATAGATAATGGTATAAATAAAGATAGTGAAAAATTAGAAGAATTGGCTGATTATTCATTGGCTATGTATTATAAAGATAATCCTAAAAATAAACCATCATTTATGAAAAATAAAGATTTAGATGAAGTTATTAATACTACTGATGATAATATAAAACAAGCACATAAAGAACTTATAGATTATCAATTTAAATTGTTTGAATTAATGACTGATGCAGGATTGATAAGTAGACAACAATTACGAGAGATGAGAATTACTCACAAAAATTATGTTCCTATGTATAAGTATTTTGATGAAAATGATAATTTACTATTTAAAAAGGAAATAACAAAAGAAGAAAATAATGATAGGTTAACTGTTAACCCTATAGAAGGTGTAGTTGTTAATACTTATAAGACAATGCGTATAATAGCTAAAAATAAAGCTAAGTTATCTTTAACAACATTGGCAAATGATAAAATGATTGCTCCATATATAAAAATAGAACAAGTTGCAAACAAAGGTGAAGATGCTAAAACAACATTTTCAGTCATGATAAATGGCAAAAAGCAAACGTATAAAGCTGATAAAGACATAATCGATATGATGAGAGATTTAGATACTGAAACAGGCGGTAATTTTTTGAAGAAGATAATATATAAAATTTCTAGTATTATGCGTTCAGTATTTACGATTTCTAATCCTGAATTTGGTTTTTCAAACTTTTTTAGAGATTTAGCTTCAGTAACTTATTATAATAAATATTCTATGCGACCAATGGATATATGGCATGGCTTTTCATCATTCTTTCATAAGGATAAATATTATTGGGAATATATAGCTTCAGGTGCAGCCCAAACAGCTGCTGTATCAATGGATAGAAATTATACACAGGCAAGCTTAAATAAAATTTATAAACATAGCTGGAAATCTATGGCTAAATGGAAAAATTTACCACAGGATATATTAAATATATTTCAGTATATATCTGAAGCATCTGAAATGGGATTGCGTATTGCTCATTATCGTGCAGGTCTAAGAAAAATAAGTGTAGATAAATCTATAAATCGCCAAGATATTGCATATGATACAAGAGATATCATGGATTTTTCCCGTGGCGGAAAAGCTGGTAGAGAATTAAATAGATATGTCTTATTTGCTAATGCTTCTATTCAAGGTTGGTCTAAATTCTTTAGAGATGTAGAAAGCTATGGTATAAAATATGGATTGGCTAAAGGTGGAGCGTTATTGGCTTATAAAATAACTAAATATGCAATTTTACCTGCTTTAATATTATTTTTACTAAATAAAGATGATGATAAATATAAAGAAACTCCGCAATGGTTACGAGATACACATTGGATATTACCTCTTGGTGATAAGATTATACGTATTCCAAAGGCAATGGAGCCTTCTATTCTTATAATAAGCAGTCTAATGGAAAGAGCTTTAAATTATAGTTACAATAAAGATAAAGAAGCTTTTAATAATGCACATGTTTTGTTGTTTGACCAATTACCAGATATATTTCCAACACTTTTGAAACCTTTAATGGAGACAGCAGCTAATTATTCATTATTTAGAGAAGGCAATATAGTGCCTTTATCTAAACAAAACGATATGCCATATATGCAATATGATGAACATACTTCAGGTGTATCTAAGATGTTAGGTAAAGCGTTTAATATTTCTCCAATGAAGATGGATTATTTACTTTATGGTTATACAGGTAATTATGGTAGACTGGCAACAAAAGTGCTTGATGTGAGTGTTATACCTAAAGAATATGCTCAAAAAAAATCATCTTATGATAATTTAGTATCTAAAGAAAATCTTTTAGCATGGCCATGGGAAGATGTTGTATTTTTACGTCGTTTTATGTATACACCATATAAAAATGCACGCAGTTTAACTCAATTTTATGAGGATTTTCATTATCAGCAAGCTTTATATAATGAATATAAAGATACTGGTATAAGACCTAAGGAATTTAATGAACGATATTATGAACGTTTAAAAGAAGCTCAAAAGAAAATGAGAGATATCAAAAAAATGCAACAAAAAATAATAGATAATACCACTCAATCGGCAAATGCAAGACAATCATCTTTAGATAATGTAAATAAGAAACGATTAGATATAGCTAGAAAAGCTTTGCAATATAAATAAAAAATAAAAGAGAGTCTATATAAGACTCTCTTAACTGGACTAAAACTTTTCGCCATTTTATCTAAATTTGTTGCCATTTTGTTGCCATTTTTATTTATTAATATATTTTTTTATATAAAATATACTTAAAATAATATTTTTTTCATTAAGAAATACTTTATTTTACAATATTTGTATTTATAATACTAAAAAAAATAGAAACAGTACGTTCTGTGATTATTTCCATGACAGGTGCTGTAGCGATTTTCTATTTCGTGAATATCATTGCAAGTTTATTCGGTTTCCATATGATGCCAACAAGTGGTATTTTTGGTATAGCGATTGGCTTTATTATCGCAGGTGTAGCAGCATTTAATTTGCTCTTAGACTTTGATAATATTGAACAAGCTGTAGCTTATGGGGCTCCGAAGTACTATGAATACTTCTGTGCTTTTGGTTTACTCTTAACTCTTGTATGGCTCTATATCGAGATTTTAAGACTTTTACAGATGATTATGGCTATGTTTGGCAATGATGACTGATAAATAAAATGATTAAAGATTAATAAAAAAGCTATTTGAGATTATCCTAAAAAATGGATATATGCTCAAATAGCTTTTTTATTTGTTAATTATTAAATATGAAAGAATGTAAATACTAAAAATCCGATACAACTTGCAATAATACCTGCACAAGAAGGCATGAAATATCTTGTTCTAACTAAGCAATAAAAAAGGCTGATGGTGAAAATAGGAATGAAGATAAAAGGTATACACAAGCCTAAAACCATAGCTATGGTTTTGTTAGCTAGAGCAATTACAATTAGAGGTAAAATATTGAATAAATGTCTAAATTTTCTTAGTTTGAGACTATATTTATACATTAAGAAGATACCTAGTGGATAAAATAAAAGCCATGTAATGATGATAAATGAATCTTTTTTATAAAATTTATCTTGTTTTATATTAGCAAGATATAAATCTGTTTGTTCCTTGTGAGCATCACCGAAATTGATTAATTTTTTAGTTAAAAAGTTTGGTGCTTGTTTGTTAGAGTTCTCCATGATAATATTCATCTCTTTTCATAACTTTTTAGTAAATTTCATTGGAAGCTTAGCGTAATATTATTTAGATTAATAAAATAGAATATCACTGGAATTTAATAGAGAATGATTAATTGCAAATAATTTATATTTGATGATTTATCAACATTAATAATTAAAAACTTCTCTAAAAGATTAGCTTCTTGATTAGTACATTAGTTAGCTTGAAAATAATATGTTTAATTGTCATTTTAGTGAAATACTTATTTAATTAATCTTTGTGGATATACACTCCTTTGAAATTTATTAATAGTTTTAAGCGATTTGTTAGAAAAAGGGATATTTAATTTATTTTTATCTAAGTATAAACTAATGTGCTATTTAAAGTATATTCGTTTTATTCTAATAATTCAATTAAATTTTCAAAAATGATTAATAAAAAATAAAAAGACTTAGTTTACTAAATGAAAAACTAAGTCTTAATTAAAATTTGTTAGATTGTCAATGATGTGAACACAAAGAATATTGTATACATGAAAATGCAGAGTATTATTATGCTCTGCATTTTCATTATTATTCATCTGTTATTTTATATATTTTCTTGTTCTTTTATATACCGATAATTCTTTTCTTTTTTCTATTGGTGTTTTCCAATTAAGTAGTTTTCTTGGTGTATTATTACTTTTTTTCAAATATACTTTTATTTGTTTAATCAAATCTTCATATGAATAAAATCTTAAACTTTTATAAAATTTATATTCATCTAGTCCATGACTTCGTTCTACTTTACCATTATGACGTGGCGTTCTAGGTCGTATAGTTTGATGCTTTATTTCTAGTTCATTTAATAAAATATCAAATAAATGTATTTTTTCTGTTAGTCTTGTATTTGTAAATTCTGTACCATTGTCTGTTTGTATTATTTTTGGTTTATAACCAAAATATTTTATTGCTTTTTTTACAAAATCAAATGAAGAATAACTACTTTGTTCTTGATAAGGATAGATAAATCTTTCTCTAGTGGCTTCATCAATTACTGTATATTGGAAAAAGTTGTTTTCATATTCTCCAACATAACATTTTTTAGGCACTTCTTTTACATCAATTTGCCATTTTATACCAAACATAATATGTCAGGTTGTCAATGATGTGAAGACAAAGAATATTGTATACATGAAAATGCAGAGTATTATTATACTCTGCATTTTCATTATTATTCATTTGTTATTTTCTATACTTTCTTGTTCTTTTTGAGATATTGATAATAATTCTTTTCTTTTTTCTATTGGTGTTTTCCAATTAAGTAATTTTCTTGGTGTATTATTACTTTTCTTTAAATATACTTTTGCTTGTTTAATCAAATCTTCATACGAATAAAATTTTAAACTTTTATAAAATTTTTCTTCATCTAATCCATGACTTCGTTCTACTTTGCCATTATGACGTGGTGTTCTAGGTCGTATAGTTTGATGCTTTATTTCTAGTTCATTCAATAATGTATCAAATAGATGTATTTTTTCTGTTGGTCGTGTATTTGTAAATTCTGTACCATTATCTGTTTGGATAATTTGTGGTTTATAGCCAAAATATTTTATTGCTCTTTTTACAAAATCAAATGAAGAATAACTACTTTGTTCTTGATAAGGATAGATAAATCTTTCTCTAGTGGCTTCATCAATTACTGTATATTGAAAAAAGTTGTTTTCATATTCTCCAACATAACATTTTTTAGGCACTTCTTTTACATCAATTTGCCATTTTATGCCTATCATAATAGGTGTATCATATTTTTTTGGAATATATTTTTTATTAGTTTTTTGATTGTTTTTTCTATAACCTAGTTTTACTAACATTCGATATAGTGAAGCATAATTTCTAGTATAATTTTTTTGACGTAATAACTTTCCATAAAGTTCATCTAGTGAAATATTAGGATTTCGATGTAATATATTGAGTATATTTTTTATTTCTTCATCTGTATGAGAATTGGGATGTTTAGTATGTGGTCTATGAGATTTATCTTTTAAAGATTCTTTCGTTCCATCAAAACGCATATACCAACGTCTAAGAGAAGATGTTGAAATCTTATATCTTCTACAGATAAATTTTATATCATAGCCAGATAAATATAATTTTACAGCATGATACCTGGTATTCACATCATGAGGTAAATACCTTTGTTTTTTACTATTTACTATTTTGTTAAACATTATAGCCACTCCTTTTAAATTTCATTTACTTATAGCATATATGGATTTAATAGAGAGGCTTATTTTTTTATTATTTACCAATAATGGAGTTTGTAGACAAATGATAAAAAATATGATAGCAAATTAAATTTGAAAAAATAATGTTTTGCTTTTCTTTTGGCACATTTTAGCAATAACCAAAAAGACTACAAGGATAAACGTTGCAGCTTACGCTGTCCTTGTAGTCTTTTTTTATATTGCTTAAACAAATGTGCGAAAAGCACTTCAAAAATAGTCGCAAGGGAAAGGAAGTTGTAAATATGGGTTTAGATATGTATGCGTTTAGTGTAAAAAAAGAAAATAGGATTGATACTTTTCACATTAGACATGATGAAAATGAGACATGATGAAAATGTGAAAGAATTACATTATTGGAGGAAACACCCTAATTTACATGGGTGGTTTGAAAAATTGTATTACTATAAAGGTGGAGAAGCTGAAATATTTAATTGTGTATATATCGAAGTATCATTAAAGGATTTAGAGGACTTAGAATATGATATAAGAAATCATATTTTATCAGAAACAATGGGATTTTTCTTTGGAAAAGATGAAGAACATATTTCTGATGAACTTAATGAAGATGATTTAGATGACCTAGAATTTATAGAAAAAGCAAGAAAAATAATAAATCAAGGCGACCATGTTTATTATTATTCATGGTGGTAAAACTAATAAATAAAAGGAATGAAAAAATAAATGCTAGATTTAAATACCTTAAATAGTGATATAACAAAAATTGATGTAATGCAGTTACAACGAATGATTTCTATGGAAAATAAAGTATTTGAAGATATGTATAGATTAATGCTTTATGATAATAGTCAACCTAACGCAGAGAATAACAATATAGTTAAGGCATATCTTCAATCGCAGACAAGAGCATTAAATCACATAGAAAAGTTGTTAGACAAACACAAATTAATTTTAGATGAACTGAATAAACCGACTAAGATAGTAGAAAAAGATAATATCAAATCTAACTGTGCAAAAGAAAATAAAGATGAATTTTCATTATTTGAAGAAGTGGAGGAAGAACAATGAAAATATACGGAGTAGGACGAGTTGCTAAAGATTTTGAAATAGATTATAGCCCCAAAGGGATATGTATTCTGAAATTTCCTTTTGCTGAAAATGTATTTGATAGAAAAACTAAAGAAAAGAAAGCTCAATATTATAATGTAGTGGTATTTGGTAGGCTTGCTGAAATAATGGGAGATTTAGGTATACAAAAAGGCGACAAAATGCAGATTGAAGGAAATATCAATATCAGTGAATATACAGATAAAGAAGGTAAGCAGAAATATTATACACAAATTATTCTAAATAGTTTTGAATTGTGTTCTACAAAAAACAAACAGATTGATAAAAAATAAGTGAGAGGAGTTATGCTCCTCTTACTAAAAAGGTGGTATTGTATATGAAGATTATTGCAGAAACTAAAATAGGTTCAAGAGAAAAGTATTATAATTATCATAATAATGGAGTAGCTGGTATTTTTATTAATAAAGACAATGCTGTATGTAGATATTGTAGTAGTGCATTTCAGTTCAATCCTAAGTGCCATTATGAAGCTATAGAAGAAATATCTTGTCCTATATGCAGTAGACATTATAAAAAGAGTGAAATAATGTTTAGTAGTGTATATGATAGTTATTTGCCTTATGTTGCAGTTTTTAAAATTTTAGAGATGAAAACTAAAATTAAATTGAAAATCTGTTATACAGCAATACAGATAAAAGATATTCAAAGCTATCCTAATGTCTATGATATAAAAGAGGTTTTTACATTTGATATAAAAAATAGTGATGTAATCTGGGAAAAGTATAAAGATAATAAACTAATGGAGAAAAGAGAAATAGGATATATCACAGATTATGAGCAGTTAAGAGAATATACAGCGTTATGGTTCTTTCATATAAAGCATAATATAAAATCTGGTTTAAGTTTAAATAATCTTTTAAAGATACTAAGAGATAGAATTCAAAAAAAAGAAAAATTAATCCATAATTATACTAAAAAATCATTATATGTTGCTAATGTGGATTTAAAACATAAATTCTTTGCTAATGCGTTAAATTTAGCCCACAAGGTAAGATTTTGGGATAGTGAGAATATTATCTATAATAATAATTTTTTACGTAATAAGAGTTTACTTTTAGACAATTTTGTAGATGTTAATTTTGAAAAAAGTATCTATATACTAATGACAACAAAGAATATATCTTATCATAAAGCTTGTTTTGAATATTTGTCTTTGCCATATACTAAAACTGTTTTAAAGAATTTTTCCTATGATAATATATTTTTATTGCAATTAATATATAAAGTTAAAGATATTAATATTGCTAATTTCTTATTTAGCTATTATAAAAGCTGGCTAAACTCATTGAGTTATATAGATTTTATGTATAATTTCTCATCTTTACCTAGAGAAATAAAAACTATTTGTGATTTTTATAATCTATTTGTACTAAAAATTTATAAACATTTGCAACCTTGTAGATTAATAGAAAATAAACAAGAGCTAATTGATATAATGAATTTATGGTATAGTGCTAATAATAAAACAAAGAAAAATTTTATCAGATATAAAATTCCTTTCAAAAAGCTTCATGATTGGCTTTCTATAGAAGTATCAAAACAAGTAGACCAAGAAATAAGTTTTCATATATCAAAAGATGTTATCAATAGATTTAATTTTTATATGATGAATACTAAATTTCAATGTAGTTGTATAAATAAGTATAGTAAGCTTAAATATATAGCTAAACAAATGAAAAATTGTTCAGCTGGTTACAAAGATAGAATAAATAATAGTATTCAATTAGTGGTTATATCAGATGATACAGGAAAGCCTAAAGTATTGTTAGAAATTAATCGAGATAGTATTGTACAAGCTAAACAATATAGAAATGTTCCTGTGTTTAGGGATAATTTATTAAATGATTTAGTTATAAAATTTGCTCAAACAACAAAACTAGAAATAGCGACAGCTGATGTGTATATGAAACAAGATACAAAATTAAAATGTATCGCCTAGATTATATCAGTAGATTATAACTTAGTTTATAAGTTTATAATCTGCTGTATATATATATATCAAGTGATAAAAAATTGCCATATGATAGAAAATAATCCTGCGGATTAAATTTAAAACAATGATAAAATAACTTTTTATCGCTTTTCTATTTGCACTATAATGTCATTCATTCCAAAAAGCAAGGGTAAAATGAATAGCTTCGCTACCCTTGCTTTTTTCCCTTCTGACATTATTTAAAACGTGCGAAAAGCGACAAAAAAATAGTCGCAAGAAAAGAGAGGAAGGTAATTATGAAACAAGTAAATATTTTATTAAAATCTACAGGAGAAATAAAACGTATAATTAGAGATAAAAAAATGACAATAACTGAATATACTGATATTTTAGACTGTGATTATATAGACATAAAAGGTTTAAAACTAAATAAGTTAGATATAAGTTTAGTGTTTGATGATGAATTTTTATTTACAGATAAAGCTATTAATAAAAAAGCTTCTGTATTATTTGGATATAAACAGCATAGAGAAGTCTTATGTGGAGATGTATTGATTCAAAAAGATATAGAAACACCAGAAGGAATAATTGCAGTAGGCTTTAGTGAAGAAGAAGCAAGATTAGTAGAAGAATATGTAGAGCATTTAGAATATAATAATATTAATTTTATAAAACAAGAGCCTTGTACAAAATTTATACCATTTTAATATTAGATGTAAATACTATAGATAATGATATTTCTAAAATTGATATATTACAATTAAGAAGAATGATTACAATAGAAAAATAAAGTATTTGAAGATATGTATAGATTAATGCTTTATGATAAATTCCCAAAAGGCAAGGGTAAAATGAATGGCTTTGCTATCCTTGCCTTTTTCCCTTCTGCCATTATCTAAAGACGTGTGAAAAGCGAAAAAATAGTTGTAAGGAAAAATATATAAATAAAGCGAGGTTTTTATATCATGGAAAATTTATATGTAAGAGTATATTTAACAAATTTAGGTAAATATGTTGAAGGTTATTTAGTTGGTAAGTGGGTAGACTAGGTCATATAGACGATAATCTCAAAGTGTATTTAGATTATGAAAAGATTGGTAGAGACTATATGATAAATGTAAATGGGTCTTTTTATAGTAACGGGTTTGTTGCAGTATATTAATAAAATAAATAAGTCGTGCTAAATCAATTTTTAGCACGACTATAATAAAATGAGGTGTAGTAAATGATAAATACCAAAAAATTAATAAATGAAATAAAAATAGATTTAAAGGTTTTAGAATTAATAGAAGAACAACATAAATATCAGCAAATGCAATTCCAAAAGAAAACTATAATTAAAAAATTGCAACGTTTACAGCAAAGTTTAGCAGGAGTGTAA